CCGTTGGGGATCGTTGTCAATGCAGTGCTGACGCTGCTGCCGGCGCTGGCGCAGGAGATCGGGCTGCTCACCGCTCCGCAGGCGGTGCGGACGACGATGCCGATGACGGCGGGACAGGCTCGCGCGGTGCTGGCGACGAAGTAATCGCTCGCCACCATCCTCGCCAGTTCTTCGCGGCCTGTTCGGGCGGCGTCGTGAAGAGCATGGAGACGATCGACGATACGGCGATCCCGACAAAGAAGCCGTGCCACCACATCGTCACTCACTCCTTCGGCGGCAGAGAGCGAAGAGCGGCTTCGGCCGATGCCAAAGCCGCACGATCACTACGTTCTATCCATTCGCCCATGCCGATGGGGCATTCAACGCCATACTCGCCACAAGGCTTTGTCTTGCTATCGTGGAAGTCGTAGAAATCGCGCACGATCTTGACCACGGCAGTCAGCGCATCCCGCATCCTCGCCACCTCTGCCTGTGCGTCGCAGAGCATGGACTCCAAGCCCTTCTTTTGGGCCTCCAGATCGGCAATGCGGGACTCCAGATCGTCTTTCGACTTGGAGCGGACGGGAGGCATCGGCTCTCCCGCGAAGTACGCTTCTAGCGCTTCGCGCAGCCAGCGCCGGTGCTCGTCGTCACCATGCGCCAAAGCGGCGAACAGGGCATCGGCGCGCTCCGGCGGGGGAAGGGCGGCGCGGCGGTTCCACGACATAATGGCTTCGGTTGGCATCGGCGCGATAGGTCCCTGCGCTCCGCATCCTTCGCAAGTGCCGTGGCTCGGTTTTATAACAGCAAAGGTAATGTCAAACGAGCCACAGAAAGGGCATACGGCGGCGGTCATGGATGGCTCCTATTTGCTCGGGATGGGTTCGCTCGGCTGGTTGCCGAGCCCCTGTCCCCCTCCTGCAACGAGACCTTCCGCCTTGGCGATGGCAGCCCGGACTTTGTCGTGGATGGTGGCGAGCCCTTGATGGGGAACGTATCCGTCGATGGTAGGCAGTACCGTCGCCAACAATGCGTCGGCCTTTCGCAGGGCTTCCAGCATTTCGGGAGCGGCGGCGATCAGTTGGGCATCAGCTTTCCATTGCTCGGGCGTTTGGTAACGCGGACAACGCGCAACAGAATATGCGTGGCCTTCGCGAGGCTCCGCAAAAACCCCACAATTCGGCTCGTCATTTTCGATACGCCAATACCATCGCCATGGTCCAAGTGTGTGCTTCGTGTTCACTTGTCGTCTCCAGTTGGAACGTGAGGTTGGGGTGCGATACGAAGTGAACCATCTCCTTGTACAGGCTGCCCGGAGAGGGCGGCCGGATCGATCCCCGGACGCATTTCATGATTGTCGCCGTTCAATGCCGCATGCCAGTTCGCGAGTGCTGCTGCCGTCGAGATAGTATGATGCAGCGCCTTGTCTACATTGCCAGAGCCGGCTGCTGTCAGTGCCTTGCTTGCAAGGTAGCCCACGAGCCAAAACCAGTCCGCGTTGGTTTTGCCTGCGTCATGTGTAGTGCCCCAGCGTTGGCGCTGATGCTGGGCTTCCAACACGACGCCGCGCGCAAAGTCGTGTATCTCGGGTGTGTTCAGCGCCTTTCTCATCCTCCGTTCCCGATCGAGGGAGGCGAGATACGCGCAGCAAATCTGGCGACTTTCGATACTGGAAAGCGACATGTTTTGGCGTTTAACAATCATTCGAGCGAGTTCTTCCTCAGTCACGTCTGTTCCTCCTGTGCGTCGAGGGCAGACACGATCGCGAAAATCTTCGTCAGAGCCTTCCGCGCAATCATCGCTGTCGTGTAAAGCGCAGCCGTGGCGCCCTCATCAAATTCTGTCGGGGCTTGGGAAGTCTTCCCGGGATCTTCTTCCGGCCCCATGTCTGCAATCTCTTGCAGGGCCGAGAGAGCCGTCGACATTGATTGGCCTGCGGCGTCCCGGGACGCTTGCTTCATGTTCACGTCTGTTCCTCCTGTCACTGGCACGGATACGCCGAGCCCCCGGCGCATGGCTGCGTAGTTCTGGCGGGCGAGGGTCACGGCTGATCCTTCGGCCTGTGTTCTCCGCACCACGCCTGTGGTGACACCACGGGGAAGGACCAGACCGTGTCTCTCCCGTCGCGCTGAGTCTTGATGAACACGGGCGGAAATCGCCGGCAGAACAGGTTTCTATTGACGGGCTCGAGCACCGACAGGGAGCACGTTGCGCATGTCTTTGTGCTGGCGTCGGTCATGGCAAGTGTCTCCATCGAAGACGTCGCTGGATCTGGCGAATGTGAATGAATGAAATTTCGTATTCGGCAGCGATGATTTTTCTGTGTCGAGTGTCACTCCGAATTTTTAGAACCTGCTCTTTCGTTAGACGAGCCGCACCGTTGGCCTCACCCGGAGACGGCGTTCTTCTAGCGCGGCCCTTTTGGAACATGTCGGCGACATTGTCGGCTTGAGTGCCGCGGAATAGATGTTTGGGGTTGCAGCACATTGGGTTGTCGCAGGTATGGAGCACACGATCTGATGCGGGAAGAACGGCGTCATTGCTGATTTCCCACGCAACACGGTGGGCCAAAAATTGGATGCCGTTCATCTTGAACCGCCCATATCCATTGAAGCGACGATTCGCTGATCTCTTCCATGGCCAACAGGCGTCATCGCCGCCGCTTCTATCAACTCTGTCGGCTAAAACATCTTTGACCGTCCAGTGATTCGGAATGTGATATGGACTGCTCACGTTGCACTCCTGATCCGTGCGACCTCCGCCGCTCCCGGCGCCGAGTGCCGTTCGATCCAGCGTGCGAAGTCGATACCGTGCTGAGCCTCGAATGCGGTGTCTCGAGACTGGCATTCATCATGGTGTTTACGGCAGAGAGGCACCGTCAGTGCGTCTGACGGCTGGCCCCATCCCTTGCGCCATTTGGTGACGTGGTGCGGATCGACCGGCCCCCAACAGTCGGTGGGGGCATTGCTATATCGGGGGACGAGGCAACCGCAGGCGACGACGCGGCGCTTGTGCTCTGCGTTGCGCCACGGCGCCTCGTCTTTGGGGACCAGTCGCTTGCCGAGAGCCTTGGGGACCAGCGGCTTCATCGTAGTTTGCCAAAGGTGAAATTGGAGATAGACCAACCAAAGAGCAGGAAGCCGGCGGTTTGAACGGCAAAGTGAAATCCATCCGGAGCGGGGCCTGCACCGAAAACAACAGCCCAGAAGCCTATCCAAACACCAACCTTATCGCTCACCGCGGCTCCTCCATCGGCGGAGGTTCCGGCTGGCGCGGCTCCTTGAAGAGCACGCCATTGGTCGCTCCGAGCGCGTAGGACCACTCGCATAGCGCGGCCAGTTGCTCGACGTTCAAGTCGCTCGTGTGCGGCAACAGCAAGGCGAATTCGTCGCTGTCATCCAAGGGCGTGATGACTTCGCGCGGCTGCTTCGTCTCGATCAGCCAGCCGAGGGTGCAGCGCCGCTTCCACCATTCGACGTCGTGAAGCTCTCCGTCGTTGGCTGGCGGCGGTGGCCAGTGCAGTTGCTTGGCGATGTCGGTCAGGATCGCGTGAAGCCGGCCATTCTGCTCCAGCGTGCGCGTCGGCTTGGAGATCCGCACCTGATCGCAGTTCTTCCCCACGCGCGCCTTCACGACCGCCGCAATGGCGAAACGGCGGTCGCGCTCGGAGTGCAGGACGAACGTGGCAACCATGGCTATCGATCCTGAGTGACGAGCACCTTGCCATAAAGCGCGAGAAGGTCGTTGATCGCCGCAGCGACCTTCGCGTTGCCGTACTTCTTGCTGACGCCGTACTCGAGCTGCTTCTTGTAGTGCTCGTGCCATTGCTCGGCTTCCTTGGGGGTGCGGCCGGTCTGGGACAGGAAGTGCTCGCTGAACTCGATCAGGTCTCCGAAGGTCTTGTAGGTTTCGAACGTCAGCGGTTCTGGATCGGTGGGGATCTCGTCGCTCGGCTCTTGGTTCAAGTCGACGGCGTCGGTGACGGTCTGCTTGATCTCGCCGGTCTCGGGATCGTGCGCGGGCGTGGCGGCGGCTTCAGGTCGGCTATTGCCGCCGCCATCCGACGGGGAGATCGTGTCGGATTGCCCTGCATCGGCCGTTTGCACAGGAGACGCCTTGGCATCAACTTCGGCCGATTTCGTAAATTGCGGGTCGTCGCGGCGCGGCTCCGGCGGCGCGGCGGTGGTCGCGGAGCCTTGCGGCGTCACGTCGACCAAGTCTTCCATTTCCTCGGCACTGCGCAGGCCGCGCAGCACGTCGGCGAACTTGTCGCGAAGCGCCCAGCCCCTGGCGCGCATCTGCATCATGCGGTGCGGGGTGAGGGTCCAAGGCCCGGACTTGCCCCACCAGCCGGCCTTCATCGCGTCGTCGCGGGCGCAGGTCTGCTCGCCCCATGTCGGTTCACCGCGTCTCTTTACACGGCAAACGGCCTTCACCGGTCCCTTCGCATCCCACTCGTCGGTCTCTTGGATGTCCTCGAGCAAGCCACTGGCGCGTACCACCGCGAGAAGGCCATCGCCGTACAGGCTGGGCATACCGTTGATGACGGCAAGGCTCTGCAGCGATGCCATCGGGGTCATGCCGACTTCCATGCCGTGCATGATGGCGACGGCGACCTTGTCGACCACCGGGTTGCCTTCTTTGTCGAGGTAGGACTTGGGCGCCATGTTCGCGCGGCAGATGGCGGAAGCGATCGACGCTACCTCCTGCCAGCTTTGCGGCACGATGGCGTTTACCGCTCCCTGCCGCGGCCGCGGCGCCGGGAGGTTGTCGACGAGCGTCGGCTCCGGGGTCTGCTGGACGCCGCGCGTGGCTGCGGGTTTGGTCTGCGTCGTGGCCATGATGTCTCCTAGAAGGGAATGTCGGGGTCGATCTCGGGCATGAGCCCAAGGTCTCCAGCGACCATGTCAACAAGGCCCTGCGCTTCCAGCATGTCGCAACGCAAGCGCTTCGCCTGCTGCTCGGTAATCCCAATGCTGAAATAGGCGGAGCCGTGCTTCACGGCCAATTCAAATGGATGGTCTTCGTCGAGCAGGTAAGTCGGACGATGGAACAGGACATAACTGTCCATCAGCGCACCTGCGACATGGAGTGCTGGTAGATGCGGACGCCCGGGACGAGGCTGTTGCCGTCGGCGTCCACGAGGCTGTTGCCGCCATCGGGAAGCGTCGCCGCCTTCACCGCGGCGCGGATCAGTGGATCGCTCGGCACCATGAATTTCTTCGGCACCTTCTTGGGGTCCACGACTTCGTGCCGCCACTCCTTGCGCAGGCTGGTCACGATGCCGGTGTCCGTCCGAGTGCGGGTCAACTCCGCCGCCGACACCTTGGTCGCCTGGTAGGCTTCTTCGGCGCGCGTCTCCGCCTGAACAGCGCGATCCTTCTGTGCGTCGGTGCGGGCCTTGGCCGCCAGCGCTTCGGCTTCCTCGCGCGCCTTCTTGGCTTCTTCGGCTGCCCGGCGCCGCGCCTCGGCTTCGATCTGCTCATCCCAGACGGTGCGGCCGCGCAGGAGCTTGGCCTTGGTGTCCTGCACACCCTTGATGAGCTTCTGGAAGAAGCCGTCGACCGCCCGGCCGCCTGCGAGGTACGGCTCCTTGTCCTCGACGCGGGTGCTCTCGGCCGCCTTCAGGAACTCGGTGCACTGCCGGATCGCGGTGGACACCTTGTCGGCGTCATCGGCATTGGTCAGGGGCAACGGCGCCCGCGCCTCCATGCCGTCCAGTTCCCCGGCGCGCTTCACGAGGTCGGGATGCTTCTCCCGGAGGTTGTCGCCGATCTGCGTGGCAAGATCGATGTCGCCGACGTTGTGTCCGAGGTTCGCGATGTCGCTCACTGTTCTCTCCTGTGCTTAAAAGACTGGCTTTGTGCGGTTCCAACTGATGGCCTGCTTTGGTGAAGCGTCGGGCAGGTGCGGCGCGTGCTTGGTGGCGTAGTCGGCGTGGGCGACCATGTATCGGTAGTCCGCTTCGCTGATCTTCTCGATGTTTCGCAGGCTCACGCCGTCGACTTCGATCGGCACCTCGTCTCCCATCAGGATCGCGCGGCCGGAAGTCTCGAGCCGGACCAGCGCCTGCCACCTGGGGGAGCGGTCCTGCTCCTCGCCGTCGACCCACGGGCCGGCAAAGAACGTCATCACCGGGATGAACGGCCGGTCCTTGCCGAGCTTCGCCCGCCAGTAGTAGCGCTTGTCCACCATCACCGCACTTCCTTCTCGCCAGAAATGATCCGCATGATGGCGGCGCAGTCTTCCAAAGAGAACGTCCCGGAGCGCCTCTTTACTGTTTCAGCCAAGTCGTGGCGTGCTTCTTCAAGGGTGAATGCTGCCTGCTCTTTAGCAACCTCCTGCTCGACTGCGGCGAGGTCCACGATCAAGTAGGCGGAAGGCCGGTCATATGCCCAACCTCCGTCACGGCCATGGCCCCATTCGGCGCCGCTTCGCGTCCAATGGGAACCATCTGCGAGTTGCACTTTGGCGGCGCCTGCCACTGTAACCGTAGTGATAGTTGGAACGCGCCCCCGTCTACGACGCACTAAGACGTGTGAACCAACGACGGCTTCCCGGAGAGAGGTTGTGCTGCGATCCGGCATCTACCTCATCCTCCTGAAAGCGTTGCTGATCGCCATCAGCCTGAGCGCCAGCGGCGACATGCGGCGTCGCGGGTCGAAGCCGTCCGGGAAGTTGCGCCTGCCGATCTCTGCCAGCCGCTCGAACTCCTCCGCCCGCTCGGACGAGGTGAGGCTCAAGGGTGGCAGCCAGAACTCGCGCCACCAGCGCTTGATGCCGGCATAGGGCTGCGGATCGGACGGGGTGAACGCCTCGATCGCGCGGTCGTTCTCGTGGATGTAGATCATGTGGCCTCCTGTGCGAAGCCACGGTACTCCCGGTCTAAAAATGGAGCAAGCACAAAGTTGACATTTGTACTCTCTCCAATCAATAGTTGGACCATGAAAGCACCGATCCAGAAAGAGTTGCTGCGCCGCGCCGAGCGTTTCCTCAAGAAGTCAGGCATGTCGCGAACGCAATTCGGCAAGGAAGCCGGGAAGCACTCTATCCTGCTATCGCGCCTCCAGGCTGGGAAGGGGTCGATAGCTATGGTCAATCGGGTGTTGGAGTATCTGGAACAGCGCGGGGGCTAAATGGCGAGGTTCACGGTCGGCCAGAAAGCCGCGATCTGCGGGCTAGTGCTGGCGGGGGTATCATTCTGCAAGGCATGCGATATTGTCGCCTGCTGCGACATCAAGGCCAAGAAGTACATTCCGCGCGACTATCACCGCGTCGGCCGCGCGAAGGACTGGCGTTGGCGCTGGAAGGGCGCCGAGTTGGAACGGCTTAAGGCTGCATGGTGGGATCTGAGCGAGCCAGTCTGGGCGCACGCGATGGATCTCAGGACCAATGACCGGGCGGTGCGGATCGTGGCCAAGCGGGAAGGTTGGCCGGGACGGCACCAGATCAAGCAAGAGCTTCAGATGGCCGGCCGCAGCCCCCGCCGCGGTTCGGCCGGCGACGTCGCTGTCCCGACACCCCAAAGCGGCGTCGCAGCGCGGGCGGCCTTTTCCCATGAGGCTGCCCGCGCACCTTCTCGGCATGGTGCCCAGTGATGGGGGCGCACATCTTTGCAGTGGCGCGGCCGCAGTCGGCCCTCCAAAAGCGGGAGGACTTGCTGTCCTGGCAAAATCTTGGTCTCCCTGATCACGAGCGTCGTCCCTTGCGGCCTCTGTGCTGTGTGCGCCTGATGAATGGTGCGTCATGCCCGGAGGAGAGTTCCATCCTGTTCGGCGAGTTGGGCTTTTGCCATCTTCACCGGCCGGCGGAAAGCGTCGAGTAATCAACACCCCTCTAACAACGGAGACGAAAGTGGCAGCTCGAGCGAAGGCGAAGAAGAAGTCGACGAAGGGACGGAGTGCGAGCGGCGGCGCGGTGGGAAGCCGGGGCCGCGTGGCGAAGACGGCATCGCCGGGGAAGGGCCACAACAGCGGCGGACCCTCGGATGAACTGTACCAGCGCCACTGGGCCAAGATCGAAACCACGGCCAAGGCGGTGGAGAAGGCGAAAGAAGCCTACGACCAGGCCAAGGGCGTGCACCAGTCGGCCTACAAGACGGCCAAGAGCGACGGCTGCGACACGGATGCCATCCGAGCCCTGCGCAAGCTCCACAAGCAGGACCAAGGCGTCGTGACGATGCTCTACTCCAACATCGCCCGGGTGGCGCGGATCGTGGGCTCGCCCTACGGCCCGGATCAGCTCGATCTCTTCAGCGGCATGGAGGAACCCGGCGAAGTCGTCGACGTGGCCCTCCAGGGGCTCAATGCCGGCAAGAACGCGGAGCCGGTCGACAACTGCCCCTACCCGCCTGGCAGCGACAACTACGTCATGTGGCGGGATAACTGGGAGAAGGGTCAGGAGCAGGTTCGCGAAGGCTTGCGGTCCTGATCGGGCTTTTTCTGGATCTATCCACGCGGGTCGGTTGGTCTCTTTGGCGGGGACCGGCCGACCCGTCGCCGCGTTTCGGGACATTTCGACTGAAGCAGGGCGGCGAGATTGGTCCGCGGACGGTAGCACTGCGGCGGTGGCTACGGGACATGCTGGTGGAGCATAAGCCGGGCATCGTCGGGTTCGAGAGCCCCTTGGTGATGGCGCCGAGCATGGGGGCGGGGCTGACGCAGGCGAGCACCATCCGACTGCAGATCGCCCTTGCGAGCGAAATTGAGACCACAGCGTTGGAGTGGGGCGTTCCGAAGATATTCGAGGTGGCGACGATTTCGGCGAAGGTGGCGCTCACCGGCGCGGGCACACTGGGGCCGGAATGGAAAGGGCAACCGGCTGCCGACCGGTCGAAGGAATGGAAGCGGCGGATGGTGGCGGCGGCGACGACGAAGCGCGGGTGGGCGGTGGCCGACGACCACCAGGCGGATGCTGCCGCTGTGGGGCTTGTGGTGTACGGGATGCTGGCCGGATGAAGCCGTTGGCGATCGATTTGTTCTGCGGCCTTTTTGGTTGGTCGGCGGGGCTGGTGGCGGAAGGGTATCAGGTCATTGGGTTCGATCTGGAAGACATGCACGCCAATTTCGGCATGCCGCGGCCACCAGAATTTCGGCTCGTCATTCAGGACGTGCTGACGCTCCATGGCTCGCAGTTCCGTACCGCCGACCTGATCGTGGCCTCGCCGCCGTGCCAGGCTTACAGCTACCGCGCGATGCCGTGGAAGCGGGCCAAGGCATTGCCGCCGCCTGACAATACGCTGTTCGACGCCTGCTTCCGCATCCAGCGCGAGGCGTGCGCGGCGGCCGGTAGGCACATCCCGATGATAGTCGAGAACGTGCGCGGGGCTCAGCCATGGGTCGGGCGAGCTCGCTGGAACTACGGCAGCTTTTATTTGTGGGGCGATGTGCCGGCGTTGATGCCGAACGCGAAGGCCATCAAGGTGCCAACCATGGGCGCCGGCTGGTATCCGCCCGACCATCCGAAGCATGTCCCCGGCCTCGCGTTCAATACCCATGCCGACCGCCACACCAAAAACACCGGCGGCTCGTGGTTCAACGTCGCGCACAACACGACCAGCGGGAAGGGGCAAACCCCGGACGGGCGGAAGGCCCCCGGCGGCACGCAATGGTTCAACGACGGACCCCGCACCAAGGACAGCCTGGCAAGCTCGGGCTCCAAATCCCCCGCCCGTAAGTTCGCCAGCGCCATGATCGCGAAGATCCCGCTCCCGCTCTCCCGGTGGATTGCGAAGGCGTACTATCCACGGAAGGTGCCGAGATCCGTCGGGGCTGGCCTTGGGTGCCAGTCGACGCCAGAACCGCTCCAGCGAGGCAATTTCCGGCCCTAGCGTCGATCTTGCGGCAAAGGGAAACGCCCCCGATTAACACCGAGGGCGTCCCGACCGGGTGACCCGGGTCTCCATCGGCGGAAGACAGGCCGCCAAACCTTTGGGCTCAGCCGATCAGCTCGGCAATGCTCTCGATGGCGCCGGGGATCTCGGGAGGCAGTGCGGGGGAGGCGAGGTCGGCGTCTTCCTTGGCGTTGGCCATGCCGAGCACCAGCACGGTGAGTTTGGTGCCGATCGGGAGGTCGGCATCGGACTGCATGGTCACGTCGCGGCCACCGCTGAAGACGAAGCCGTCGCGGTGCACATGGGTCCCGGGGCCGCCGATGTCGAGCTTGACGAACACGGCGACTTCGATGCTGCTGTTCGGCCGCTCGAGGTGGCAGAGGGAGCCGGCCGGGAGGCAGGCGGCGCAGAGGGAGCCATTGATCGTGCCGTCCCCGGCGACGACGAGTCCAGCCTTGGTCTTGTCGCCTTCACGGGCCTTGAGGCCCTTGGTGCCGCTGGGGAAGCGGGTGATCTCGTAGGTCGCGCCCTGCTTGGCGTCGGTGGTCGCATAGAGTTCGAGTGAAAACTCGCATGGCATCAGAGGTCTCCATCAGGTTGGGGAGATGAGCCGGACGTGGCCAGCGACCGCTTGCGAACCTCACCCTTTTTGATTCGGCGGAGATGTTCGTAAGAGATTCCGTAGATCGGCGAGAGATACCAAGGGCTACGCGGATCAGCGCGAATGGCAGCAACCTGCTCGTCAGTGAGTTTCATATATCCAGAATCACGATTGCCCTTTGATCGGCCTTTGGCTACTCGGTCATCAACGTTGTCCTGATGTGTGCCGAGCCAAAGGTGACTTGGCTCAATGCAATTGCGGACGTCGCAAGTGTGGCAGACATGGAGGCCATTTGGGATTGGTCCGTTAGTGATTTGCCATGCAACTCGGTGGACGGGTTGCAAACGCTTCTCGTAGCTGATGACGCCATAGCCGTAGACCGTAGTCGGTCCATCCCACAGCAGGCAGCCACCCGGATCGCGATGGCTCTTGGCCGCGAGGCGCTTCTCAATTGGCGTGCGGAGCCAGGATGTGGGTAAGTTCCAGCCGAAGCGCTTGGCGCGAGCGCGGATGGTGTGACCGCAGCAGCCGAAGCGTCGGCCGATTTCCTCAATAGAAAGCGTGCCTTCTTCCACAAGCGAGCGCATTTGGTTGAGTTGCGTCTCGCTCCACACCAGATCGATGTGCCCTGTTGGCCTTGGCATGTTTTATGGTGCGCTTGAAATTTATTCAGGGCAATCAGCAAATTCTGTTGCCAACCCAAAATCTCGCGCGCATCCTCCGAACACGCCAACGCCCCCGGCAAAGGGGGCGCTGGACAGGTCCAAAGCAGTGTGGCGCTGCGAGGACCGGATGGCTGCTGAAACAGCCAGAAGGCAACTAGGTATGCCTCACTCTGTTTCATCCGTCCACGAAAACCAACGCCATCGTTGTTAGCGAGTCCCCGGCTTTTGAAGGATTTTCTCTGGGGTCCGTTTGGTTCTGGTTCGGGATCGGCGGAATGACAGGCGAGCGGACTTAGGTCCGGGACGGTTTGGCTGTAGCCCCTCCTTTGGGGAGCGTTCTCGCCTAAACTTGCTTCTCAATGGTCGGGCCTGGCTCGGAGTCCTACGGTGATCCGATGCTATCCACGGGCTGTGGACAATTGGCACCCGCCAGTTCCCCCACCGTCCGAGAAAATCCACCGTGAAACGGTTTCAAGATCATGAGCATCCTCTCCTGAATAGAGAGGAAGCGGGCGGGAGCAATTCGATGCGCGCACCTATCGGCAAGATCGTGATGACCGACCGGCAGATTGAGCGGCTGTCGGGCCGGCGCATCGCGCGGCACCTGAAGGCGATCCGGGGCGGGGACGAGGTTGCCTTGGATGTGTGGATGACGGAGGGCGACCAGTTCGTGGTGCGCTCGGGGTCGGAGAACCGGCTGATGGCGAGCATCTTCGCTGGGCTGCGGCACGTCACTGTGAACGTGGGACGGTAGCCATGGCTGACGGGTACTATCTCAATTCCCTGCGGGCGTGGAAATCCGAGCGCCAAAAAGAACACCGGATGTTGATGGCGCGCTACGCTCGCTTGGAAGGAACGCATAGCCCGGTTTTGCGATCGCAGGGGAAGCTGATCGACTTTAACAAGCGCTTCCTTGAGATGCTGTCGGCAGAGATTGAAGCCGAGGAGTTGCGCTGATGGACGGCGCGTCGTTGGCACGCTTCCGCAAGCTGTGCGGCCTGCTGGGATCGAACCACGACGGCGAGCGGGCGGCGGCGGCTGCGAAGGCGACGGAGTTTCTGAAGCGCGAGGGGCTGACCTGGCAGAGCGTCGGGGTGAACGGAAGCGGCTCGACGGACCTGAGCTTCGAGCAAATGGAGCAGATGCGGAGTTGGGGGCAGGCGGCGCGTCAATCAGCCGATGTGGCAAAGCATTTGCGCGAAGAAAACGCTCGGCTGCAGCGCGAGGTCGACCGCCTCAAGGGCATGTGGTCGAAGGGCGAGCCTGCACGCGAGGATGATGGGATGCAGGCGACGGCGGACAAGGCGCTGCGCCGCAAGATCGCGGCTGCCTGCGAGGCTTGCGCGCGGGGCGACGCGACGATGTCGAACAAAGTCCTGAAGTTATTTCGCGATCTGATGTTCAAGGAGCGCTGGACGGCGGAAGATCGGGCGATGGTCGAGCGCGCGTTGAAGTGGGTGAAGTACGATCTGACGGGCGAGATTTCATAGGAGGCGACGGTGAGCGATGACAAGGTAGTGCCGTTTGTTCCTGGGGTTCCGTCCATGGCATTTCGGGAAACTGCCACGAACGCGAAACGGGCTTTCTGTCAGCATTGGCGCATTGCTGTGGACGGAAGCGAGCCCATCATTGAGTGTAGGGACTGCGGCGCAATTGTTGATCCCTACCAGTGGCTTCGGCAGTCGATACGCAACTGGGATGCACCGATCAAAACTCGTGAATTCAAGCTTGAAACGGAGATAGAGAATCGGAAGAGGGCGCTTCGTATCTTGCGCAATGAGTGCGCGGACGAAGCGGAAAAGCGCATTGCCGCTCGAGCGATTGCCGTGCTGCCGAATGGACGGACACGCCGGTAATAGGAGGCTGGGAAATGTCGAAGGTTCAAGTCGAGTTCGCGCTGGCATATCCAGTATTTGATCCAACCAAGCATATAGTTCGAGGCCACTGGTGGCTTGCCGAGCGAGATGTGTCGGCCTGCCTGACGGTGAACATTGGCATGGAATGAACGGTCTATGCGGTCGGTCGGCCGCTATGGCACCTGAGCCTGTCGAAGGAGGACATTCCTGCGCGGCAAACTATGCTGCTGGGGGATTGGAGCCGCACGACATGGCGACGGATGGAAGCGCTGCGCGACCGCATTTTGTTCGGTCACGGGAGCAGCGAGCCTTGGATAGCCGAGGACTGGCAGAAGGCGGAAATGGAGATTGGTCACCCCATGAAGGCGATGCACTGGCGCAAGCCGCTATCGCTAGTGGAGGTCAACCGGATGGCACCGACGCCGGAAGTGCGTCGTCGAGAAGGGAGGCCGTAATGAGCGGGCATGGTTGGATAATTCCCAATGCCAATGGGGTGAAGGCTCGCTGCGGCGGTCCAGGGATATGTTCTGTCTGTCAGCAGGAACGAGCTGATTTACGCGACAGTAAAGACCGGCAACGTGCTGCTGAGGCATTCCGCGGGAAAGTCGGCGGCGGAGGTGATTGCGCGCACCTGCGTTTTGAGTGCCGTGCAGACATAGGCCGCTTGTCGGATGAAGATGGCGGTCCGATTACGGGCTACACGGCTAACATTCAAGTGAAGTGCGCAGACTGCGGGCTGGCCTTTCGGTTCATCGGTCTCCCTGCGGGGAATCACTTCTGCGAACCTCGTGTGTCGGTGGATGGGTTGGAACTGCGGGCGCCGTTGGAGCCAGCGATGCATGAGCGGTTCTTGCCAACGGCGAGTTACACGATGCCTCCGAGGGGTCGGCAATGAGCGGCTACAAGTCCGATCTGGTCGACCTTGAGGTCGTGGTGCGGCGGGAGACTGCGGCCGCGTGGGGGATCGAGGATGCCGACGATCCGAAGAATCTGATCTGGCTGCCCAAGAGCCAGTGCGAAATCGAGGACGGCATCCTCACCTGTCCCGAGTGGCTGGCCCAAGAGAAGGGGCTGATCTGATGAGGCCCGGTCGCAAGCGTCGATGGTCCTCCTGGGGCTACCACACGACATCCGACCGCGAGCCTGAGCGCGACGCCGACGGGTGTTACGCCGGCACCCGACTTCCTGCATGGGGCCGAGCCAAGGCGGAGCAACGAGCATGAGCGATCCATTCAAGATCCAGGGGCCGGCGCTCATCAGTTTCAGCGGCGGGCGCACATCGGGATACATGCTGTGGCGCATCCTGCAGGCCCATGGCGGGACGATGCCGAGCGACGTGAAGGTGACATTCGCGAACACTGGCAAGGAGATGCCGCAGACGCTGGATTTCGTGCGCGACTGCAGCGAGCGGTGGGGCGTAGATGTGGTCTGGCTGGAGTACTGCAAAGGCGACGGCGGGTCGCGCCGTTGGCGGCGCGTGACATACGACACCGCGAGCCGACACGGCGAACCATTCGATGCGCTGATCGAAGAGCGGCATATGCTCCCCAACCCCACCGTTAGATTCTGCACGGTTGAACTGAAAATCCGTACTATGAACCGCTTTGCCCGGTTTGGATTGGGATGGAGCGCGTTCGACAAGGTCGTGGGCTTGAGGGCTGATGAGGGGCGCCGAGTTGCCAAAATGCGGTTGCGCTCTGAGAACAGCCGGGAAACTGGCGAACTAGAAATCATAATGCCATTGGCACATGCCGGTGTAGCCAAGCGCGATGTGCAGGCATTCTGGCAGAGGCAGAATTTCGACCTTGCGCTCAAAAACATCGGGGGCACCACGCCGCACGGCAATTGCGATCTATGTTTCCTGAAGTCTGCCGCCACAGTGCAGGGTATGATGCGGGATGAACCGGCGATTGCCGGGTGGTGGATTGAGCAAGAGCGCCAAGCGGAAATCCGGCGCGCCCATTATGGGCAGAACGTCGACATAGCTCGTTTCCGCAAGGATCGCCCGAGCTATGCCGCCATGCTGGATGCGGTCCAGCGGCAAGCCAATTTCGATTTTGGCGACCGGGATGAGATCGTCGACTGCTTCTGTGGAGATGGTGCATGAGCAGCGACCAATGGAAGGCGGAGAGCCTTCGTTGGCGGGGTCGGGTGCTGACGGGTATCTACGGCCATTGGTGCCCTGACTGGGACGACCTGCCGATCGACGAGACGTGCCCGGAGTGGCCGTGCCCGTGTGCGAAGGATCCGGAATTCATGGCGCAAGCGGAGAAGGCGCATGCCGAAGGACGCTGAGATTGCGCAACTCGATCTGTTGTCTGGTGCCGAGAAGGCGGTTCCTCCTGGCCCAATTGCGCAAGCGGCCTTTGATGCGTGGAACGAGCGGGCCAAGAAGTTCGGATGGCCCATGGCGACGGTGCTGGGGAACGGCAGACCGGCCAAGCTGCGGGAGCAGGTGAAGGAACTGGGTGGCGTTCATCAATGGTCCGCCCTGCTCGACAAGTGCGGGACCAGCGACTTCCTGTGTGGTCGAGCGCAGAGCGTCGGCCGCAAGCCGTTCACATTCACGCTGGACTGGCTATTGAAGCCGGCCAACATGCTCAAGGTGCGGGAGGGGAATTACTTCAGCCATGATGTGCGCGGGGCGCAGGCACCCTTGCCGGCACCCGTAGACCCGCACGAGGCTGATCGGCGCAAGCTCCGTCTATATCGCCCTGGCGGGCACTGGCCGGCGCACTACGGTCCACGGCCCGAAGATGCTGATTGCAGGCTGGCGGCACCCGTCCTGACCGAGTGGCGGGAGGTCAACCGGGTCAAGGTGGTGGCACCCGTCCGGGAAACGCTCGAGGAGCGCCTGGCGGGGATGGAGCGGAGCTATCGCAAGATCGGCAACCACGCCAAGGCGGACGCCCTTCTGGTCGAGCTGAGCCAGTTGCGCGGGGAGTCGTTGGTCACCTTGCCACCGCGGCCGGAGCCTGCAGGCACCTTGCCATCAAATGGCGCGGCAAAACGGGACACCTCGGCGGCGGTCGACGTCGAGCCCGAGTATGCGGAGATTCCCGAAGGATCTGATTTCGGCGACGAATAGCCGGGACCGCGCCGGCCGGCTGCCGGCTCAACCTGCCTGAAAGGATGCTAAGCCCGAATTGGGGACGTTGGGGCGGGAGGTCGCGAGCCTTCCGCCCCGTTCTATTTGGGCAAAGAAAAGGGCGGAGGGGTGAGCCTCCGCCCGGCCGCTGGTCGCAGTTGCTTAGATCGCGAATTGCTTGACTGAAAGGGCGGTCTTCTGGAACCGCTTGGGGAGGTCTTCAAAAGCCCGCATCTTGGTCCACTCTTCGGCGCCAATGGGGCGTTGCTGCAGTGCCCAGCCGGCGCGGTATAGGGTGGCTACGTATTGCTTGCCTTTACCCTCTCCGCGGATAGTGGCGATGCGGCCTGTAAGCTCGGCGACGACTCGCGGTTCAACGGTGATTTCCAGTTCCTTTGCCATGGCTATCCTCTCCGCATGAGTAGGTGGAAAAACGACGGGCCGCCCTTGCGCTCGCGGTCGGTCATGTCGTCGAACAGGTCGTGCGTCTTCCGGCATCTGGTGACGGCGATGCCGGCGCCTGGCGGGGTGCGGACGGGCGTTTCTCGCGCATGGAAAGCGTCCAGCGTTTCCCCGCAGAGATTCCGCTGGCGCTCGCGTTCGCGCATGGCGCGGCGCTGGTCGTAGGCGCGGCTCACGCCTTTCTCCCCGTCTTGCGGTAGACCGCGCGAGCGCGCGACCAAACGGGGGCTTCGGAAAAGTCGATGATGTCGTCGCTATTGGTGATTTCTTCGGCCATTGGTGTCTCCTGTGCTGCAGCGTCGTCGCTGCCCTAGGCCCATGCTCTGACCATGGGCTAAGGGGAGCGGCGGGCTAGGCGGCGACCTTGTCGACCATGCCGTGGACAGTGCAAGCGAGCCGGTCCAGTTCCTCGTTCTGCTGCTTGCGCTCGCGTGTGATGGCGTTGAATGTCACCTGCTTGGCGTCGATCTTGTTGAGCGCTTCCCACATGGCCTTCGTCGCCTGTTCGCTTGTGCGGAAGGCGTGCTCCAAGTCGGGCCGGTCGAGGACATGCCCGAATAGGTCGAAGATGCTGTAGCGGAAGCCGCGCTTTGTGTTCTGGTAGTCGAGGGCATCGCTGCAAACGATGGCGAACAGCAAGCCATTGTCGGTGTGGCGAGCTGAGAGCACGCGGGACTTGTGGTAACGTAGGGTGTCGTCGTCAACGTAGTGGGTCCGTCCCTGCAGGTTGCGCTGGGCGTTCCACTTGGGATTGCTCGATTTGCTGCTGTAGAGTTCCATGCTGATCTCCTGTGCTCCAGTCGGTTACGCCGCTGGCCTAGTGAGTCGAGGCGAGCCCCGACTCCTAAGGGCAATGGCGCTAGATGACTCGCAGGACCACAAAATAGGGCGCCGCTCCTCCGCCAATGCTGGCGCTCCCGGTGCGGCGGAGGTCTCGCAGGACGCGGGCGATCTCTTCTCGGTCGGACGGGTCGAACATGCTGCGAGGGTCGATATGGCGGGCCATGCAGACCAGGCGGTCGGAGTCGTCGTATTCGTAGGCGTTCACTTGCATGCCTCCTCCTTGATGCCGGCCGCCTCGGCTGCGGCAATAGCGGCGCGTGCGGCGTCGAATTCGACGGTAGCGCGATCGGCTACCCGCACAACTCCCTTCAGCGCCGCGAGCATGGCGCGGGCGGCGGCGCGCTTGGCATCGCCGCGCCTGAGGTCGGCTTCGTAGGCTTTTGCAACGTAGTCTTTTGCCATTGTCCTCTCCTCTGATCGTTCCATGATGCCCCGCCATGGCGAGGCATGGGGGAAAGGTCAACGGATGACGGCGAGCTTGGCGTATTTCTCCCGGCTATAGAGCGGGGCGCGGCCTAGGCGGTTGTGGTGGTAGTAATCAGCCATGTCGTGGCGGCTGATGTGCCAACCTGCTTCCAGCAAGATCGCCTTGCACAATTCGCGCGTGGGGCTGCCGAGTGCTTCGTTAGCGGCAACGCGAGCGGCTTCTGCCTCCGCCTTGGTATCGTAAGCATGCTGTAGGTGCCATGGGACGCTGTATCCGGCCTGTGTCTCGCGAGTGGTCTCGCATACGTACCAGTGGCCGGCGTGAAGCTGAGCAACGTAAAAACGCATGTCGGTCTCCTGTGTTGTCGTTCCTGCTGTTCACTGATGCCCTGCGAGGCAGGGCATGGATGAAGGGCAGTGGCTATGTGCGGTCCATCCTGTCGGCCAAAGCGTCGTCTTCCCATTCGACTCGCTCGGTCGGGAGCAATTCGTCCCACCATGCGCTTATCTCGGCGTCGCTGTAGGGCGCGTTGCCTTCGCTTGCGCGAATGGAATTAAGCATCCGCGCGGCATATGCCTTACACTCGTTCAAGGTCACGGTTGCCATTGTCCTGTCTCCTGTTAGCGGCGAGCGACACAAAACGAAAAGCGGAGGAAGCCTGCGCGGGCGAACCAGATCCCGCCAACCTTGCGCACGCTCACGACTCGGCTGACGCGGGGACGGTCGAATGAGGCTGCGAGGATGACGCTGGTAGCAGCTGCGATTGCGAGGGTGGCCATGTGATCTCCTGTGCTAGGGAGACTTGTAAACGACCTTTGACACTCGGGTCAACACCCTTTGACAATTTATTTTCGCGTGGTTAGTATTGGCAGCATGACACCTGAACAGGCTCTCGCCTTCGTCATCGAAGCGGAAGGCAACGCCAACAAGGCTGCAAAGGCCATGGGCATTACGCGCCAGCGGCTTTTCAACTGGCAAAAGATAGGCGTAAGCGCCGAAGGCCGCGCCTATTTGTGGCTTCTGGCCAATAGGCACGGGGCCAAGCTGCCTGCCTCTTGGCTCAAAGCTCCAGCTCGCAAGGCTGCAGCATGATCGATCCCGGGCCGGACGAATGGACACGAATCGATGGCGCGTGGCTATATGGCCGGGAAGGCGAAAGCTGGATGGCCAAGGCGCGCACGACATTGCGGGACAGGCTGGCGATGCCTCCTGCGGGCTATCGCCCGCGCATCCGCGTCAAGGCTCGTAGCTATCGCACCGTGCGGCTGGTCTATGTCGACACCATCGCAGACACAGAGGCAACTTCGCCATGGCCGCCTGATGGCCTAATGGCTCAATTGCGCGCGATCTCGGCGAGCCTGCCCAAGCAATCTGGGGCGCCGCTGGTGACCACTACGGAATGGCCTGATATGCCCGGCTTCCTGAGGCGCAAGCCATGACGCGCCGGCAATTGCGATGGGTGCTGTTCTGCAGCGTGTCCTGGCCTGCGATCTGCGCGAGCGCACCTTGGCGGCCGCGGTCGATCGCGGTGGGTTCAAGCTCCATGGCCAGCGTCGCCATGGGAGCTATCAGATATGCGGTGGGTTGGCCATGATGCCCGATGCCCGAGTATGGCGCCGGCTATCCAGGGATGCCCGGCGGCCCGACAACCTGGCGCGCTTTCTCGAGCAGGTGGCCAAATGCGCCCTATCCTCGCCTGTGCTATGATCTGGCCCATGCAGTCGATCTCCCAACACTGCTACATGGTCTGGTCCCGGTTCGATCCCGATGGCCTTGCGGCCTTCATCCGCCAGCACGGCAAGATCCGCGTCCGGGTGCCAGCTCCCCGCCAGCGCTGGCCTGAACCCACGGTCGGCTGATGATGCCCGATAGCCGCGTCTGGCAAGCGCTCGCCAACAGTGCCGAACTGGGCAATCTCTATCGCTGTGCCATCCTAGACCGCATCACATGGGGCCGGGTGTCGAGGTTCGACCCCTTCGGCGGCTGGGGCTACCAGACGGCCAGCGACGGTGCTATGGAGTTTCCCTCGCCCAGCCACGCCCAAGCGGCTCTTCGCGTCATGCGCCCAGCCGCACGCTAGCCTAGCAATTCTCCCACTAGCGCAACAAACCCGCCCCAGCGTACACTTCCCGCCACCATGGGCGGTCAAACACGAGCGTATCAGGAGCGCAGGCAAGCGGATGTTGATCTAGGCGTTGGCCTACAAAGCCAATGGCACTGGGGCTTCGTCACTAGAGCCAAGGATATGTGCCTCCTCGGCGCTTCCGACGCAGATCTCGCCGAGGCCTTCAACGTCGATCAGGCCCAAATCGCGCGGTGGCGAGTGGATTACCCGCCTTTTGATAAGGCCATCAATGCAAGTCGTGAGGGCGCCGATGTCCGGGTCGTGCGATCTGCCTTCCGCCGGACGCAGGGATACAAGGTCAAAGAGCGTGCCAAGGTGACTGGGCCAAACGGCGTCCAAGTCATTGAAAAGGAACGCTATATCCCGCCTTCTGATGCGATGATCACGCTGTGGCTGACGAACCGCCAGGGCAAGCGCTGGCGCGATCGGAAGGTCGTTGAGGAGGGCAGCCATGTCGACCTCGTGGCCATCATCAAGGAGGCGATGAAGCTGGAAGCCAGGCAGCCCGGGGACGATGCCAAGCTGGTTGAGGCGCGGCCGGTCAAAGATGACGGTGCGGACGACACACCATAGCTTGTGGTTCGAGCAGCGCTCACGGAGGCCCTTGCGCCATCGTTGGCCTAAGTCGTTGATATTCAACGATAGTCAGCACTCCACAATGGCCATTATGCGAGCATCGTTGCCATAGGCGTGTTGTGTGCCCTGCCAGCCATGAGGCAGGTCGAGCCGCGCCCTAGGCTGGGCTCCAGATCGACTTCGCTGACCCGCCCCACCCTCGCCTGGGTCGGGACGTTACGGTCCTGCCGCGTCTTCCGCCCAAAATCCCGTAAAAATGTGGGTTTCCTGTAAAAAATAGATATATTTCGAAATCTGTGGAAAATATGCGTATATTTAATTGACGAGGATGGAGGAAATATACGTATATTGAATTCATGGGCATGCGGCATCCTGATGAGTTGGTGAGGCGGCGGTTGATGTCGCGTGGGCGGAGGAGCTTGGAGCGGGGGTGGGGCGGGGTTGGGTGCTTGGAGTTTACGGGTCGGGCGCGGGGTGGGTTGAGGCTGGAGTACGGTCGGCTGTGGGATGGGGAGCGGGTTCAGTACGTGCACCGGCTGGCGTGGGAGGTTTTTGTGGGTGCGATTCCGGGGGGGTTGGATGTTCTGCATCGGTGTGACAACGGGCTGTGTTTCGAGCCTGGTCATCTGTGGTGCGGGACGCATGCGGAGAACATGGCGGACCAGTATGCGAAGGGTCGACATTTGGCGGGACGGATTGTTGCGGCGGAGAAGCGGCGGGGGCAGCCGGCGCCGTGGGCGCGTGGGTCCCGGCATGCGCGGGCGAAGCTGACGGAGGATCAGGTGCGAGAGATTCGGAAGCGGCTGAAGTGGTGGGGGATTGACCGTCGGTGTCATCCTGCGGAGCTGGCGTTGGAGTACGGGGTTTCGGACAGCCTGATCCGGGGGATTGGGCGGGGGGCGAATTGGGGGTGGTTGTCGTGATCAGGGCGAAGCCTGAGGGGAAGCGGAATGGCAAACGAGGCATTGCGTCTAGCGATCGCGCAGTTGGAGGTAAGGCAGAAGGTGCGGCTGTACCGAGGGCCAAGGCTGCAGCGCGAAGAGATCGAGGTGGTGACGCTGGACGTGGCGGAGGCTCGGGTGCTGGCGGAAGCGGCGGGGTGCTGGCTGCGGGTTCTGGAGATGGAGGAGAAAAAAGAGGCCGCGGCCGTCCGCCTGGGCCGGAGCGGGTGCTGATCTCGGTGGCGCTGCCGCCGGGGCTGCTCGAGCGGCTGGACGAATGGTGGCGGGTGGCGGGGCTGGAAACGCGGACGGCGGCGATTCGGGAGTTGCTGGAGCGGGGGCTGAAATGAGGCGGCACCTGTTGTTTCAGGCGATCAACATCGACTTCCATACACGGCCGACGCCTGAGGCGTTGTCGGAGGAGGTTGCGAGCAATTTCCTGCTGGCATTGAAGAAAGCGGTGTCATTTGAGGCGGCTCGGACGAAGGAGCGCCCTGGAACTGTTTTATGGGATCTACTGCAGGAGTTGAAATGACGTCGCGGGAGTTGGCGGAGCGGTTCGTGGCGCTGTTGCATGCGAATGACTGGTCTCAGCCTCCGGGGCTGGTTCTGCAAGAGCATGCAATCGAGGATGTTCTGGGCGGGGTTCGGCTTCCTGGGTGGCAGGCGCCGGTGCAGGCGGCGGTCGGGGCGTTCTTCCTGGGGTTTCGGCTGGCGGTGATGCTCGAGCGGAGGGCGAAGACGTGAGCGTACCTTTGTGGATGCAGGTTCCGCTGGCGCTGCGGGTGGTGAACTGGGTTCGGGTTCATGTGCTTCGCCGGACGACGGTTTACGGGATCATCCGGTACGCGAAGCCGGGGACGAAGTTCTGGCCGAAGTTTCCGGAGGTGCCGCGATGAGCGAGGCGGAGATCGAGGCGGCGGTTCGGGCGTATCAGGAGGCGTTCCTCGACGCGCTGGATAACAAGGTCGGGTTCAAGCGGCAGCGGGTTCGCAATCTGCTGGAAGATCCGTTCCGGGTGCGGGCGGTGTGGCTGGGGCTGTGCGCGGCGTGGCGGACCTACCGTGAGGGGGAGCGGCAGATGGTGGAGGGCGACCTGTGATCGAGGAAGAAGCCAAGACCAAGTGGTGCCCGTTCGCGCGACTGGGATCATCGACAAGTGGTCTGGGAGGCATGAATCGTTTCATCCGTCCCCAGCGCTCCGAAGACGAACAAGAAGTGCGCTGCATCGGCTCTGCCTGCATGGCGTGGAGATGGCATCCGAAGGGCACCGATCCCGACATGATCGCCGTCCGGCAGTACCCCGATGTCCCGGAGCCTGACGAGCCCGATGGCGGCTACTGCGGCCTGGCGGGGAAGCCGTGAGCGACCTTCTTGCCGAGCTTCAGGCCTGGCTCGGCCAGCGGGCGATCTCGTGGACCTATCAGGTCGAGAAGGCGGACGAGCCGGCGAAGTCGATCCTGCGGGCCAGGCGCGAGGAGGCGATGGTGATCGGGCAGCAGGTTGCGCGGCTGATCAAGCGGGCGGAGGAAGGGCGATGAGCGATCTCGAGCGGGACTTCGGGCTGCTGGTGGCGGCGGTCGCGGCTGTCCAGAAGCAGCTCGGGCTGGCGCCGACGATCGACGACGTTATTCAGGAGGAGCGGCGCCGTCGGCGGGATGCCGAGGATGCGCGGTTCCTTGAAGCGATGAAGGCGGCTGGTGCGGGATTCGGGAGGGAAAAGATATGAAGACCAAGCGCGTTCCGGTGTGGCTGGTGTGGTTCGAGGCGCATGACAATTCATGGGCGGGTGAGCCGCGCGCCTCTTCCTATGAAATAGCGGAAAAACTGGCGGAGGAGGCTCGCTGTCTTCTCTACAAGCACATCGAGATCACGGGCCCGCATTATCCAAAGGTGTCGGCATGACATGCGGTCCTATCATCATGGGCGCGGGCCTTCCGGTCGATCCCTGGCGCGGCCTGTACAGCGGCCCTGTCGCGCGGTTGCTCTCCACCACCCTGTTGCCCAGCATCATGCTGATGATCGCATGGGTCGCGGCATGACCCGCCCGAAACCCACAGGTCGCTGGCGCCACCGCATTGGTCCGGGCGACTGTCTCATCCTGCAGATCGAGGAAGCCGGCATCATCACTTGGTTCTGCGGCACGGTCACGAGCGATCACGTGGTGCGTTGGCGCGATGCAACCGTCGCCGATCTCACCGTCGCCCATCAACCGATCCCGGAACAGAGGGCGGCATGACGAACACGAAGCAATTACTGGCTCTGGCCGAGCGGTGCGAGCGGGAGGAGCCGAGTTGGGATCTGGACTGCGCGATAGCGGAGGCGATCGGCTGGTACACGCCGCATCGTGATTGGCGTCGACCAAAGGGCGACACGCCGAAGTTTACCACCAGCCTCGACGCCGCCGTGACGCTGGTGCCGGAGCATCGGAGTTACGAATTGGCTTATTCAGCGGCTGGAGATAAAGCACTTAGGCGCGCTCGCCTTTGGGATTGGAGACGTTCCGCTCTCGCGCTTGATCCAGATAATGAATGGGCAGCAACAGCCAAGACGCTTGCTCTCGCCCTGTGCGCCGCCGCTCTCCGGGCGCGGGCCGCTATTGCAGAGAAGGAGGAAGCATGACCGCCCCCGTCTCCCCGGAGGAAGAGCGCGACGCGATGGCGTGGCTGGATCAGGCCTTCTTGTGGGCCGAGAGAAACGAAAAAGATTTCCCCATCAGCGGGCCGCACAAGACCACCCTCCGCCGACTGCTGGCGCGGCCAGTGCTGCCAGAGGAGCCGACGCCGGAGATACTTTGCAGGATGCGGAATTGCTGGAGTGCAGCAGCCCGCTCAGGGTTAAACGCAGCAGCAGAAGCCTACCGCGGCCTTCGCGCCGAACTGACGAAGCCTGCGACGCGGGAAGTCTGGGAAGTGACGTGGTCGCCTTCTCACGACACGCTCGGCGGTACGCATCAATACGACTCTCTCGCCGATGCCTGCCGGGCAGTGCTGTCCGACAGTCGACGCACCGTCACAAAGATTGAGCCAAAGAAGGTGTCCGCGTGAGCACTGAACTTTCAAGTCACCAAAATGACGAACGATCCTGTCTCCGACTTCGTGAAGCGAGGGCCGCGTCGTAGGTGCTCTTCAGGAAGTGGCATCGATTTAACTTGGAAGGAAGTGGCGAAGGGATTTGTCTTCCTGATCCTCTGTTTTCTAGCGTCGGCCGGACTCGTCGGTCTTTTGGTCTTCCTGGCGAACTGGAGAATGAGATGAAAGCCTACGGCACAGGCATCGTCTGCCCGCACTGCCAGTGCCCCGACACCGAGGTCAAGGACTCGCGGCCGGCGGATGCGTATATCCGGCGCCGCCGCCTGTGCATGAAGTGCTTCGGGCGGTTCACGACCTACGAGGTGGTGAAGGGCGACGACGAGAACATGAAGTGGCTTCTCAATATGCACCATGTTCTCGAGTGCATGTCGCCGCGGAACCGCACGCTGGTCTTGGAACTGATCGACGTGCTTCAACAGAAGGAGACGGGCAATGTCTAGGCAATGTCGAGACGATGTCGTGACGGGCGTTCTGGCGTATCCGGCGCCGTCGGAAGAGGTCCATGAGATCATGGAGAAGGCGGGCTTCTTTGCCAGCAAGCAGGTGCATTCGGTGTCGCCCGCAATGGTGGCGGCGGGGGTGAGCGCCATCAGCGCCGACGGCCTTCCGCAGTCGTGGGAGGCGGTGGAGATTCTGGTCACGAAGATTTACGTCGCGATGCAGAGAGCCGCAGCGTGACCGAGGCCGACATCGTCGCGGCTGAGGTGTTCGCGTGGCAGCGCTACACCAGCTACATCACATCCGTTCTCGCCGGGCAGCAGAGCACCTACGTCTTCCTGGGCGACGAGGCATCGCGTGGGCTGTACCGTGACTGGCAGGCGGCGCGCGAAGCGAGAGACGAACTGTTCCCACCATGGAGGCGACATTGAACGAGCCCCTGCTTCAATTCTTCGAATTTGCACATCTGCCGTTGGCGCTGCAGGTTATCTCCCGTCCATTCGGGGAACTGGCCCACATGGTCGTCGAGACCTTGCCTCGCAATCCAGAACGGACGGTGGCGCTTCGCAAGCTCCTTGAGGCCAAGGACTGCGCCGTGCGCGCCCAATTGTGGAAAGACGGTTGATGGACATCCCCGTCGGTTGGCGCTCCCGGGCCAAGTGGGAGCTTTGGTGGGCGGAGCACGGAGTCGCGCTCAATCGCCTGGCGGTGATCGACCCGGAGAAGTGGGGGAAGATCGCGTGCGTGATCGAGCAGTTCCAGACGGGTAAGCCGGCGTCTGCCTGCTCCTCCGCTCCGCCGGATAGATTCCCGGAGATTGCGACGTGGTAAAGGAAAGAGGACGACCTATGAACGATCCATTGACTATCATCCCCGGCCGCCCTGACCGCGAGATAGCGACCGACCTGCGCACCCGCGTCTCGGCGGCGCTCCAGCCGATCCTCGCCCTGATGGAGGAGGCGGCGCAGGACGGCTTCACCATTCAGTTCAACCTCAATGTCGACTGGGCGACCAAGCGCGCCACCCTCCAGCAACTCGCCATCGTGAAGCACTACTAGGCGATGAGCGACCTGCTGAGCCTGCCGCGCGCTGGGGAGTATGCGATGATCGCCGCGGATCCGCCTTGGCATTTCCGGGCGCGAACTGCGCTCCAGATGTCGAACTGGACCAGCCGACGCGATGTCGTGAAGCACTACGCCGTGCTGGGCGTCGACGACATCGCGGCATTGCCGGTGAAGGATATTGCTGCGCCCGATGCGCATCTTCTGCTGTGGATTACCGGGCCGCTGTTCGTCGAGGGTAAACACCTCCCGATCATGAAGGCGTGGGGATTCAAACCTTCGTCGGTGGCCTTCACTTGGGTCAAGCTGAAACGGTCGATCGACACGCGGCAACTGCGGCTCACGGCCACCATGGAGTCGGATCTGCATGTCGGCCTTGGGCTCACGACACGGAAGAATGCCGAGTTCGTTGTGCTCGGTCGCCGCGGCAACGCCAAGCGTCTCAGCAAAAGCGTGCGCGAAATCATCCTGTCGCCAGTGCGCGAGCACAGCCGAAAGCCTGACGAGTTCTATCGCCGCGCGATGCAGTACGCCGCCGGACCATACCTTGAGCTGTTCGCCCGCCAGACGCGCCCCGGCTGGGATAGCTGGGGCAACGAGGTCGGCAAGTTCGACGTGACGGCCGCGGCTTCCTGACCAAAGTCTGGTAGACTCTCCTGCATGAAGATCAGCGACAAGCGCGAGGCGATTTCTCTCGAACGACTTCGCGAAGCGCTATCCTATGATCCCAACACGGGGGAGTTCGTCTGGCGGGTGGCCCGTCCCGGGCTTCGGGCCGGGACGATAGCGGGCACAGATCACATCAAAGGCTATCGCACGATAAAGGTTGACGGCACGTTTTACTTGGCTCACCGGCTTGCATGGTTTTATGTGACTGGAGAGTGGCCCAAGCAGGTAGACCATCGGGATACGGTCAAGTCGAATAACCGTTGGGCCAACCTGCGGCTTGCTACGAGCAGCCAGAACCACGCCAACCGCGGCCCCAACAAGAACAACAGCACTGGCTTCAAGGGCGTTCATAAAGGGCATGGCTACAAGAGATGGACCGCCCTCATCTGTGTGCGAGGGGAAAAGATGAAGCTGGGTCTTTACGACACACCGGAAGAGGCTCATGCGGCATACGCCGCTGCAGCGGTGAGATATTTCGGCGATTTCGCGAGGATGGCATGAAGGCATCTGATCGTGCCGTTATGACGGACGCCTTCGTTCGGTGGCGCCTCAGTCCGATCGCTTTTGTCAAAGAACTGTTCGATTTTACTCCCGAGCCGTGGCAGGCGAAGGCGCTGGAATCTTTCCCGTCGACGTCGATGCTCGCGCTCCTTGCTTCGAAGGGGGTGGGAAAGACGGCGCTGCTTGCGTTGCTGTGCTTGAACTTCATGGTGACGCGCCCCTACGCCAAGATCGCCTGCACCTCGGTCGACGGGAACAATCTTCGCGACAATCTATGGGCAGAACTGGCGAAATGGATCAAGGCAAGCCCCTTGATCGACAGCCTTTTGGAGTGGAACAGCAAGCGCGTCGTGATGCGCAGTGAGCCGCAAAATTGGTTTATTAGTGCTCGCACATGGCCGAAGACTGGAAATTCGAAGGAGCAGGCCGATACGCTCGCCGGCCTTCATGCCGACTACACGCTTTTCGTGATCGATGAATCCGGAAGCATCCCGCCAGCGGTTGGTGTGTCGGCGGAAGCGGCTCTTTCGACCGGCTTGGAGTGCAAGATCATCCAGGCTGGCAATCCGACCGACATCAACGGGATGCTCTACGGCGCGCACAAAGATCGGAAGCAAGACGGTGGCCGCTGGGAGGTGATCGAAATCTCCGGTGATCCCGATGACCCCGGCCGTTGCTCTCGTGTCGATATCGAGTGGGCCCGCTCGCAGATAAGAGCCTACGGACGCGAGAACCCGTTTGTGATGGTGAACGTGCTGGGCAAGTTCCCCGGCGGAACCATCAACACGCTGATCTCTGAGGAGGAGGTGGTTTCTGCCCAGAAGCGGTACTATCGAGCGCACGAAATCGCCAACGTCGCTCGCATCCTTGGCATCGACGTCGCCCGCGAAGGTTTGGACGCCTCGGTCATCTGTCGTCGGCAGGGCATCCAGATGTTCCCCTTGGATCGCTATCGCAACATCACCGGCATCGAAGGCGCAGCGGTCACCAACCGGATCTGGGCGGAGTTCGACGCCGATGCGGTGTTCGTCGATGCGACTGGCGGATTCGGCTTCACATGGATCGATCAGCTCACAGTGCTCGGCCGCCAGGCCATCCCGGTGAAGTTCTCGGCCAAGGCAGCCAACGAGGAGCGCTACCAGAACAAGCGAGCAGAGATGTACTTCAAGCTCGTCGAGTGGATACGCATGGGCGGCGCCATTCCTGATGACGCCAACCTGCGAGAAGCCTTGGTCAAGACCACCTACTTCCATAAGCATGATCGTCTGCAACTCGAGGAGAAGGAGCAGATAAAGGACCGGCTGGGCTTCTCTCCGGACGAGGCGGATGCGGCGGCCTTGACGTTCGCCGAGCCGGTGCAACCGAAGGATCGGCAGCGGACTCCGATGCGGGATGCGGCGGCGGGGAACTGGAACCCCTTCGCGACGCAGGATGTCTCGCGCTACATGGCGGAGACGGAATACAATCCCTATCGGTAAAATGGACAATCTGCCAAGCCGTCGGTATCGTGCGGGCATCGACTGCAATTCCCGGTAGGCTCCATGACCGACGACGGGTTTTACCCCGAACAACCCAGGTTCGAACCGCGCACCGGCTTCTACATCGTGCTGAAGGCCACCAACTTCGGTGACTTGCGCACCAAGGCCAAGGCGTCCTGCACGGTGACGCGGGAGCGCTTCAAGGGCTGTGCCCTGCAGGCCTTCCGGGTGACGCAGCAGGAAGGCGAGTTCCTTCATGGAGGGCGGGGAAAGTGTCCTTCGTAAGCTCGTTGACCGGCGCGATCGGCAGCCTCTTGGGCGGCGGCCCGGGACAGACGATCATCAACCAGTCGTCGCAAGGCATCACGCCGCCTCCGCCTCCGCCACCTCCGGCTGTCGCGCCTCCGTCGCCACCGGCGATCCAGGGGGCAAGCTCACAGGCGGCAGCGGCGGCCATCAGGGCGGCGGCTGCGGGCGCCGCGGGCGCAGTGGCAGGGTTCGGCGGGACGGTCGCGACGTCGCCGCAGGGTGCTCCCAACCCGGCAACGACAGGTGGGGCGAAGACGCTCTCGGGCCAGGCGTAAATGCCCGACGGCTCTCCCGTTCGCAATCCGGGGTTCGCTCATTACGAGATCATGGGCCCCTCTCTCCTGGCGGACGAGCCGGAGACGGACTACGCCAAGCCGCGGCCCGAGGCTCCATGGTGGGGCGCGCTCTACAATCACCTTGAGGCTCGCCGCAATGCGCTCCGGTCGTGGCGCTGGGCATGGCTGCTTCATTGGCAGTTGCTGGCTGCTTTCTTCATGCCAAGAAGGTGGCAATTCCTGGCAGTTGTGGCCAACAGGATGTGGAAGGGCGCGCCGATCAATGACCAGATCATCAACTCCGAGGGCTTGCAGGCGGTAGGCATCTGCGGCAGCGGCATGTTCATGGGTCTGATGGACCCGGCGCGGCCCTGGTACGTGTTCGAGGCGGCGCCGCCCGGCATGCAGGAGAGGCTGGACCAGGCGGGCAAGACGTGGCTCGAGGATGCGGGCACACGGGTGCGGACGGTGATCGACCAGTCGAACTGGAACATCGTCATGCCGCAGGTGTGCGAAGATCTGGTGGTCTTCGGCACCGCGCCGTTCCTGATCTACGAGGACATGGAGGAGGTGATCCGCCTCTACCAGCCGTGCCCGGGCGAATACTACCTGGGGGCCGGCGCGCGGCTCACCATCGACACGCTCAATCGCGAGTACGTGCAGACCATCCTGCAGGTGATCGAGTTCTTCGGCCTGGAGAACGTGCCGGCGGAAATCCAGCAGATGTGGAAGACCAAGGGTGGGTCGATCGACACCGAGGTGGTGATCTGCCATTCGGTCGAGCCCAACTTTGCGGTCGGCTCTCCCGGGCAGCGCGATAAGGTGCGGCCGATCCCAAGTAGCTTCGCGTGGCGGGAGACCTACTGGCTGCGCGGCAACAAGGGCGAGAAGCCGTTGTCGATCCGGGGCTTCCATGAGAAGCCGTTCGTGGCGCCGCGGTGGGCGGTGGCGAGCAACGAGCCCTATGGCCGCTCGCCCTGCATGAACGCCCTCGGCGACAACAAGCAAGTGCAGATGGAGGAGCTTCGCAAGGCGGAGTTCATCGAGAAGGGCGTCCGGCCGCCGATGGGCGCCGACCCCGAGCTAAAGAACGAGCCGGCGTCGATCATCCCGGCGCGCATCACCTACATGAATACCGCGGGCGGCAAGAAAGGCTTCTGGCCGCTGTTCGAGGTCAACCCGGCGTGGCTACAGTGGCTGGTGCAGGACATCACCGCTGTGGTGGCGCGCATCAAGTCGTGCCTGTTCGTCGACGTGTTCCTGGCGATCAGCCAGATGGCAGGCGTCCAGCCGCGCAACGAGCTTGAACTGACCAAGCGCGATCTCGAGCGGTTGATGCGACTCGGGCCGGTGATCGAACTGTTCGAGCGCGAGGGGGCGTCTCCGGCGCTCCAGCGCATCTTCGCCATCATGATGCGGCGCGGGATGTTCCCGCCGGTGCCGCCGTCCCTGCAGGGCGTGCCGCTCAAGATCAACTACACTTCGATCATCCGCCTGGCGCTTCAGGCCAGCGAGGCGGTCGGCCTGAAGGACTTCATCACCGGCATGGGCGCGGCATCGGCGGCGGCGAAGGCGGCCACTCTGCCCGACCCGTTGCGCATCGTGAACCTCGAGCAGTGGGCTCGCGACTTCGCCAAGGCGACGCACCAGAAGGTGCACCTGCTCTACACCCCGGACGAGGTGAAGGAACACGACGCGGCGCGGGCGGCGGAGATCGCCAAGGCGCATCAAGGCGTGGAAGGTCGGCAGGACGCGATGGCGGGTGTGCAGGCGGCGGGGATCCTTGGGAAGACGCCGCTTGGCAACGGAACGGTGCTCGATCAGTTGACCGGAGCGCCTGGAGGTCGGTGATGCCGATCACTGAGGATGATCTCGTCGTCAAGTGCCTACGCTGCGGCCGGCTTCACGCGCGCCGCCTCACCTGTGAGCGGGCGTTGTTAGAAGATCGAGAGTTGGAGGAGCGTGCGGCCGCTGCTGCGCTCAATGCCGCGTTCGAGGGAGGTCGGTGATGCTGCTCACGATTTACCTGCTGCTGGCGATCACGGCGTTCATCCTCACGATCGCCAACGCGCTGGGGAAATGCCCGCTATGGATCCCGGTGCTGCTGCTGTGCCTGATCGCGCTTCTGAATTCGCTGCCGCTCGGGCGCTGAGTTATCCCCCGCCGATGCGTGTATGGTGAGCGGGCCCAAAAGGGTGTCTTCCCCTGCCTTCAGCCGCTCGGCATTTCCCTCGTCGGGCGGCTTTTCTTTTCAGCTTTTCTGCTGGGCGGGGCTGAAGCAGTAGACGCGAATATTGCCGGGGAGAAGCGGGCTCAGCGTCGAGGTGCAGGCGTGGCTGCGGCCGTCGTGGAAGCGGTCTGGCTGGTCGACGGCATCCTGGGGGACCGCGACCCACTTCCCCCACTCTGGTAGCCAGAATTCCCACCCGCCGTCGAGACCTTGGCGGGCGCGCACCGGGCGGCAATCCTCGCCGTTGCAGCAGTTGCCGTCCTTGGTCGGCTTGCCGTCTCGGCTCATCGGGCGAGCATTCCAGTTCTTGTACTTCTCGTGGTTCTCTTGGTGGCCGCAGCCGTAGGCGCCCTCCTGGCAGTCTTCGGCGTGGGCGAGCCACCACGTCGCGGCGACGATCATGAAGGCGAAACTGATGAGGGAGACGACGAAGTAATAGAAGATGATCTGGATGAGCCAGCGGAGAGGGCGTTCGTCGTCGTCGGTCATCTTGGTGCCTAGTGAGGTTTACTCACTATGACCGCAGGAAGTCGGCGGCACCATCTGCGAAAATGAATATCAAAAGGACTGATTTGATATTCATTCGACGTCGACGCGGCGCAGTTGACTGTCGCGCCATTGGTCCAGTTCGCTCTTGCGGTAGAGGATCAAGCGGTTGCGATAGCGGTAGTAGGGCGGCCCTTCACCTGTGCACGCCCAGATCGCCAGCGTCGTCGGGCTGACCGGAAACCCCTGCTCCCGCAGGTAGCGCGAGGCCGCCTTTCTGGAGATATATTCGATCTCGGGCATTTTATCCTCATTTAGCGGGAGTGCAGAAGCATACAGTTGCTCTGCGTGGATTGCATCCCGTTATGAGAGAACGCGCGGCGCTGCACCCATAGTGCGCGGGTGAGCGCCCTGACCGAAGTCGAAATCTTCGACCGGCTGATCGCCTCGTTCCGCGAGGCTGCCGAGCATTGCAGGGCATTGGCCATCCAGCCGAACCGTATCAAGGGCCAGCGCTACGTGCGCCTGCGCGAGCACCTGATGCTGATCGAAGGCGCCTGCCGCCAGGCGTCCATGTGGCGCGACGATGCGCGTTGGCTGCCGATCGGCCGCTATGCCGCCGACTGCCACAAAAAGTGCGGGGACTGGCTCCGCTTCAAGACCAAGGGCCGCATGTTCGAGCTTTTGGCCGAGAACATGACGATGATGCTGGCGGCCACGCAGCTCATGAAGGATCGGTCGACCGGCGTGCGCGGGACCATCCTGCCGGCGCAGCCGAAGTACGAGCCCGAAAATCGCATGGTGCAGGTGCCGAGCGGCCTGATCGTCCCGAAGTCGGTGCTGCTGCAATGAGCGACCAAGCCGAAGGCGAACAGGATAAGGACGGCATCGATCCCGGTGCGCCGTCGGCGGTCGACGAGGAGCAGCGCAAGCGTCGCGAGACGCGCAAGCAGCGTCAGTCGCGCGAGGACCGCGAGTTCTTTCGGATGGTCATGGATAGCGCGGCCGGACGCCGCCTTCTGTGGGGCATCCTCCAGGAAGCGCACACCTTCGACGAGCGGTTTTCCTTCGGGCCCGTCGGTTTCCCCGACCCGCACGAGACCTTCTTCAAGCTGGGCGAGAAGATGCTGGGTCAGCGTCTCTACCAGTCCTGGCACATCAAGGAGCCGGCGAACGTCATGCTGATGCTCAGCGAGAATGATGCCCGCTTTCAGCAGGTAGCGGTCTGATGGCCGATCCAGTCGTCACTGGCGCCGAACTGGCCACGCCGGGCATCCCCGACCCGCCGCCGCGCGCCGATCCCGCGCCGGTCGTCGCCGAGGCTACGCCGCCGCAATCGACTCCTGTTTCGCCTGAAACCGTGTCGGCGCCGCCGGCCGAGACCAAGGCAGAGCCGGAGGTTCCGGCCACCGTCTCCGAGATGCCGTCGCTGCTCGAGCAGGCGAAGGCGCCGGGTTCGGTCGAGGAGCCGCCGAAGGTCGAAGAGCCCGCGAAGGTCGAAGAGCCGCCGAAAGCCGAGCCGGAGAAGCCGGCAGAGACCAAGCCTGCCGAGCCAGCGAAGGTCGAAGCCGAGAAGCCTGCAGAAGCGCCGAAGGTCGAGACGCCGGTCGAACCGGAGAAGCCGGCGCCGGTCGAGTACAAGTACGACCTGGGCGAGGAATTGGCGCTCGACGACACGCGCCGTACCGAGTTCCACGGCATACTCGATGGCTTGCGGGTCGATCCCAGCAATGCCCAGCCGCTGGTCGACTTCCATAAGAAGGCGATGGCCGACTTCGCGCAGGCGACTACCGAGCGCCAGCACAAGGTCTTTAACCAGACCCGCATGGACTGGCAGAAGCAGATCATGAGCGACGAGGAGCTTGGCGGCAGTGGCTTCCAGACCACCGTCAAGACGGTCGCCCGCATGCGCGACAAGCTGATCAGTTCGGCGCCCCCGGGCAGCGAGCAGTACCGCCGTGACGCGGTCGAGGCCGACAAGTTCTTCCGGCTCACCGGCTCGGGCGATCACCCTGTCTTCTGGAAGATGCTGCACAATGCGGCGCGCTACCTCGACGAGCGCCAGGCCAGCGACGTCCCGCACGACCAAATCAAGGCGCCGCCTGATGCCGGGCGCGGCCAGCGAACGCGGCGGCAGATCGTTTACGATCACCCGACCTCCCCCAACAACCGGAACGGTTGAGCCATGATCAAGAGGAGAATCTGAAATGGAGACAGGCTCGTGGCCTACCCTGATCGACGTGTCTTCCCGGCTGGATCCGGAAGGGAAGATCCCGGTCATCGCGGAGATGTTGTCCCAGTGCAACGATTTCTACGATGACGTCCCGTGGGTGAAGGCCAACGGCCGCACCAAGCACGAGTTCGTCTTCCGCACGTCCATCCCCGCCGGTTCGTGGCGCGGCTACAACATGGGCGTGCCCTACTCCAAGAGCACCACGGCCAAGGCGACGGTCGACATGGGCATGCTCGAGGACTACTCGCAGGTCGACCGGGCGCTCGCCGAGCATTCGGGCGACAAGGAGCGCTTCCGCGAGAGCGAGGACGCAGCCTTCCTCGAGGGCATGGCGCAGACCATCGTCGCCACCTTCCTGTACGGCAACTCGGTCCAGCAGCCGCTCGAGTTCATGGGCTTCTCGCCGTTCTACAACACCCTGACCACGACGACGGCGCAGAACGCGGCGAACGTGCTCAGCGGCGGCGGGTCGGGCTCCTCGAACGCCTCGATGTGGCTGATCGGCTGGGGCCCGGAGGCGATCTTCGGCGTCTTCCCGGAGGGCAGCCGCGCCGGCCTGGACATGGAGGACAAGGGCGATGTGACCCCGGGCTTCGATTCGCTGGGCAATCGCTTCGAAGCCTATACCTCATGGTTCCGCCAGCAGTCCGGCCTGTGCCCGAAGGACTGGCGCTACTGCGTGCGCTACGCCAACCTCGACACCACCAACGGCTCGGTCGGCTTGTTCGGCCCGACGCCGCCGGACCTGTTCGTTGCCATGGGCCAGATGGAACTGCTGTTCCCGAAGCTCACGCGCACCACGTCCGGCATCACCAAGACCGACGCGCCGCTCGACGACTACGGCGTCCACCCGGTCTACTACTGCAACCGCACCGTCCGCCACGCCATGGACATCCAGGCGCTCCGCGATCGCAACGTGCTGCTGTCCATCAAGGACTACGCCGGCATGCCGATCACCGGGTTCCGCGATATTCCCGTGAAGGTGATAGACCAACTCTTAAATACAGAGTCTACCGTGGCTTAAGTTCGGCCTTCCATTGATCCGGATGCTTCCGTCCCTTGGAGCGATTACAAGGAAGACACAGAAGTTGAAGGTTTGAAGGATCGCTTGACCCGCCGAGGATGATAGGAAGTATATGATCGATTTCGAGACCATCTGTGCAAGGGCACACGGCACATCTGCCGTCCTGTCGGACGTACAGTTGCTCGATGTCGTCTGCGGTGAAACTGCCGCCGTTGGCTGCCACGCGGGCGCGGCGATTATTGACCCCGGCAATCCTGAGCGCTTTGACCCGCTCGGGGTTGGCAGCCATCCATCGCTTAAGCGCCGCAGTGGCCTTTTCGCGATTGTTCTCACGCCAGCGCTTCACTTCTGCGCGGTGGCGGGTCGGGTCTTTCGCTCGCCGATCGCGCGCCCACTTGGCTTCAAGTCCCGGGTTGCGCGCGTGGTAGCGTTTAACCTTGGCGGCAGCGCACACGACGCAGAAGCCATTCGATGTGTACCTGTCGACCCAATGTCCATGAGGGCACGGTTCGCCGGTGTTGTAGCGCGGCTGTCCTGCATCCTTCGCGGCTTGGCGGAGAGGATGCGGCGGAGCCTTCTTCATCCAGCGGAGGCTCGCTTCGCTGGCGCATTGAGCGCATCGATTGTCTCGAACGTATCGCTTGGAAAGGTGTCCTTTACTGCACGGCTTGCCGGTGAAGTAAAAGCTCTGGCCGGCCGCTATCGCAGCCAGTCTCTCAGGAAGTGGTCGCATGTGCCGACTACTTTTAACAGCCTCGTTGTAGGAGGTCTATCTTGATCACAGACGCGCTAGTCAATTTTCTGCCGCCGGGCAGCAACGTGGCCATCACGACCGTCGATGTGCCGTCGAACGTCATCGACCTCCTGGGGCTCGGCGTCGGCGTCGTGGCACCGGCTGCGGCCAGCGCCGCGACGGCCGGTCTCACTGGCGGCAACGCCATCATCGGCAACCGGACGGTGTTCGGCGCCGACATGGGCATTGGTGGGGTGAAGCCGCTGGTGGAGTGCGCGGTGGGAACCGCCTTCACCACCAGTGCCGGCGCCACGCTCAATTGCAAGTTCCAGGGCGCCATCGACGATGGCACCGGCAACCCCGGCACCTGGCGCACGCTGATCGAAACGGGCGCCATGGCTGTCGCCGATCTCGGCGCCAATGCCGTGTTCGGCCGCTTCGATTTCCCGCCGGCCTTCCCGGTCAACTTCCAGCCGCGATTCCTGCGCCTGCTGTTCTCGCCGTCGGCGACCATGACCGCGGGCACGGTGGCGAACGCGGTGGTGACCATGGGCCGCCCGGACAACGCCAATCGCTACATGCCGGCCAACTACAAGGTCGCCGGCTAAGGGAGCCTCTGATGGAAGAGACAGAAGGTCGGCGCGGCCGGCAGCGCGTCGTCGAGACGGAGGAGTTCGAGAAGGCGGTCGATGCTCGCGCGGCGGCGGTCGTCGCCGAGCAGATGGAAGCCTTCAAGAGGGACATCCTCGCCAAGGTGTCGGTGCCGGCGTCTCCCGAGAATCAGGTCATGGCGATGCTGGCCGTGGCGATCGAGAAGCTGGGCATCAACATCAACAACTCGAGCAAGCAGGGGCAGTACAACAAGCCCATCTCGATCGAGGAGTCGCAGCGCCGCGAGGACGCGCACAACCGCATGGTCGACCTGATCATGCACTCGCGCACATTACCAGTGCTGGAGCGGCCCGAGTATCGGATCGTCACCCCGGTGTACCTCAACGAGCGTCGCATCCAGCCGTACCGGATGCTCCCGGACAAGCGGCAGGTGAACAACGAGGTGCGCTGGACTGGCGTGCCCAACCGTTCGATGGTGCCGGTCAACGACATGGCGCGGCAGATTTACGACGCCTGGGACATCAGCACCGGCGGACGCCCGGAGGCGATTCCGACCGCCGACCAGCGCCCCTACTACATGACCTCCGCGGGCCTCACCGTGAAGGGTGATCCGCCCAAGAGACAGTTCGCGGCCGGTGAGGCGGAGTTCGCCGACGACCTGACCCTCGACAACAGCCATCCGGAAGCGCCGGACGTTGCGGTGCTCGGCACCGTGGCGAAGCGCGCCAGGCAGAACCTTGCGGGAGTGACCGGATAAGTGGGCATCCCCTCCCTTCCTGGGGTCAGCGGCTCTGACAAGGTCAGCGCCGACCGGGCCAATGGGGTCGTCAGCGGCACCATTTCCGGGGTTGGTCCCGGGAAGGCGTTCTCCGCCTGGGGGCCGCTCAACTTCGTCCTGTACGGATCGCGGGTCACTTCGCTCGCGGTGACGGCCGGCTCTACCACTGGCACCGCCAGCGGCACGGGCAAGGCGGTCGGCGATGCCGTCAAGTCGACGCTGGTGCCGCCGGGGACTACGGTCGGCTCGGATCCGAGCGGCGGCACGTTCACCATGAAGTTCGCGCCGCAGGCGTGGGCGGGCCTGCCGGCGGTCAACAGCCTGACCGTGCAGATGACGGTGGACGCCGCCAACAAGCTTCCCAATGGCAAGGCGCTTTCGACCTTGGTCGGCGCGACGGTGGACAGCCCGTACTTTGCCTCCGGCGTCACGGTGGTGATGGTTGGCGCTGACGGGACGTCGCTGGTCATGTCGGCTGCGGCGACTTCGGCGCCGGCCGCCAACAAGGATCCGCCGCTGATTTGGTTCGCCCCGACGGGCAACGTGATCGACGTGGCCGGGACCGACACTGCGGCGGTTTTCACCGGCGTCGGCAGCGGCTACCAGCCGAGCGTCCTGACTGGGCAACTCGAGCGCAGTTTCGACGGTGGGTCGACCTGGGTCGGCGTCGGCGTCGGCTTCGGTGCGCTTGCGTCGCTGCTGGCGGCCAACATGCCCTATTCGATCGCCTTCGGTGATCCGGAGGCATCCGTTCTCTATCGCGTCAACACGGCGACCTACACGGCGACGTCGGGTGTGACCGTCAACTATCGCGTCTCGACGACCGGCCAGGCATCGGTATCGCTGTCCGTGCCGGCAATCATGTGAGGGCATCATGACCAAGCTCAGAATGTTCATTGCTGCCGCGCTGTTCGCCGCCATCGCGTCGATCGCCTTTGCGCAGGGAGGTATGCAGCGGCTTTCCACCTTCGGCACGCAGACGAACGTCACCGGCATCGGCTCGCCGTGCACGACCTCCTGCTACTTCACTCTGTCGAGCGGGACGGTGACGCTGAATGGCGCCACGCCGGTAACGGTGACCAACGCGCGGATGACCGCCAACTCGGTGGTGATCTTCACCCTGAAGACGGTCGGCGGAACGGTGAGCCCGAACTCGCCAAACGTGCTGACCACAACTCCGGGTACTGGCTTCACCGTGGGCGGCACCGCTCTCGATACCAGCATCTACAACTACGTCATCGTGAACTGAAGGAGCGACCATGAACTTCAAGAAGCTACTCGCGGGCGTTCTGGCCGCCACCGCTCTCATCGGCGGCATCGCGCTGGCTCAGACGATCAGCGTGCCGCAGGTGCAGTCGATCGGCTCCACCGACCTGATCCAGATCATCCCGCGCGGTCAGCCGAGCGCGCAGAGCCAGTACGCATCGGCGGCGTTGCTGGGCAACTACAGCGAAACGCTCTCGGGCAACAATCCGGAGAACGCGCTGATTGGCGGCGACTCCACGACCAACCTGTGGCAGCGCGCGACGACCGGCTCGAGCGTCACCACGACCACGACCTACGGCGGCCCGGATCGGTGGGCCTACTGGTCGGGCACTGCCACGGCGATGACGGTTAGCCGCACGACCACGGCGGCCGATCTGCCGGCGGCGGGCACCTTCAAGTCGGGCTTCAAGATGGCGCGCACGTCCGGTCAGACCGGCGTCCTTCCGGTGTGCATGATTCAGGCGCTGGAGTCGGCGAACAGCTACCAGTTCTCCGGGCAGACCGCCGAGATCGACTTCCATGCGACGGCGGGTGCCAACTTCTCCGCGGCCAACTCGGTGATGACGGCCTACCTCGTGTCTGGCACGGGCACGGATGAAAGCGCAGCACTGGCGGCCTTCACCGTCAACGCGGGTGGCGGCGGCACTCCCGGCTTCACGGGCGGCGTTGCCATTGGCGTGAACGTCACGATCTCCTCGACGAACAACCGCTACACCGTGGCGATCCCGGTTCCGGCGGCAACGACGCAGGTGGCGGTGGCTCTGTGCTTCACCCCGGTGGGCACGGCGAGCACCAACGACTACATCGCCTTCTCCGGTATCCAGTTGACGCGCAACAGCGCATTGACTGCCGCGGCTGGAACGGCAGGTGTGGCTCTTTCGCCGAACGATACGCGGGCCAAGTCTTTCGCCCGCCGCACTCAAGAAACCGAGTCTCTGGCGCAGTATCGCTACTACTACCAGGTCGCGGAGGGTGCGACGCTTATCCCGCGTTTCGTCGGTCACATCACCACGGCCGGCGCCGGCGACGGAGCGGGCAGGCTTGTGTTCCCGGTCGTGTTCCCAGTGCCGATGCGCGTCGCGCCGACTATGGCCTACACCGCCGGCTTTGCTGGGTTCACCACCACGGCGGAGACCACCGCGACCGCTTGCTCGGCGCTCGCTGCGGCGACAAGTATCACCTATGTCGTGTCGACCCAGCAGGCTATGGCACTTTGCAGCCTGACCAGTTCGACCATTGCGGTTGGGCTGTCCATGACGATCGCGGACAACAACGGTTCCGGCAAGATCACGGCGAACGCTGAGCTGTAAACGAGAGACCGGCGATGCCGTGGAACGCCAAGAGCTTCGGCAAGCACAACAAGGCGCTCCACGGCAAGGCTGCTGCCAAGGCGGCGGAGACGGCCAATGCGATCCTCAAGGAGACGGGGGACGAGGGTAAGGCCATCCGGATCGCGAACTGGGCGGCGAAGCGGAAGAAGGTCTACGACCACGGGAGCAAGAAGTGAACGGCCTGCCTCCGATGAAGGAAGTGAAGTCGTCCAACCTCGAGGCGGTGGGCCATCAGGGGACACGGCTCTTCGTGCGTTTCAAGGGAGGCGGCATCTATTCCTATGCCGGGGTGCCCCCCGAGGTGTACCACGAGCTTGCGGCCGCGGAGTCGCCTGGCAGTGTCTTTCGAGCGAAGGTTCGAGGGCAGTACAAGCACACGCTTCATGACCAGTAGCACGATCACCGATGTAGCGAGCCGCACGATGGCGAAGAAGAAGTGGATCCAGAAGGCGCATCTGAAGAAGGGGGCCTTTACCAAGCAGGCGGAAGCCGCTGGCAAGTCCGTGCACGAGATGGCCGAGGAGAAGAAGGATGCTCCCGGCACGACCGGCAAGCGCGCTCGGCTGGCGCTGACGTTTGAGAAGATGGGTCATCGTCGCAAGAAGATGTATGACCACCCTCGTTCCGGGAGTTAGGCCAATGGCCGATCGCAAGAAGCTCTATGACCACAAGAAGGCGGCTTCTGCCGAGGCCGTAAAGAAGGCGCCGGAGAAGAAGGAGCCTGCCAAGGAGGCCGCCAAGGAACCCGCGAAGGAGCCTGAGAAGGCGGCGGATCCGGTCGAGAAGGTCACCGGCGAGAGCGCGGCTGAGCCCAAGATGGCGGCCGAGGGCGACGACAAGTCGGCCAAGCAGATGCAGGAGCGGGAGGCGATGTACAACCGCCACCGCACCGAGTTGCGCGACATGCATGGCAATCACCGCAGCGAGCGGGACGGCGCGCACAAACGGCACATGAAGGAGATCGACGAGATGGACAAGCGCCATGCGTCGGAACTGACGGCGGGGCCGGCGGTGGGCGGCGAGGCTCCTGCGGGCGAGGCTGCGGCGGAACCGGCGGCCGAACCGGCGGAGGCATAGCCCCATGGCCGGCTGGACCCGACTCACCGATATGGAGTTGGACGACGAAGACCAGCTCGACATGGCGATGCCTGTGGCGGGCGGCGACAGCATGAAGCCGCGCTATCCCTGGGGGCTGCGGATCAGCCTGACCGAGAAGGAACTCGCGAAGCTGGGTCTGGATTGCGACTGCGAGATCGGTGACGTGATCGATCTGCGCGCCTTCGCGACGGTCACCAGCGTTTCCCAGAACGAGACCGAGGGCGGCCGCACGGCGCGCGTGGAGCTTCAGATCGAAAAGCTCGCGGTCGAGAACGAAGCGACGGAGGACGAATGATGCAACAGGACATGAGCGGCCGGCACTATTCGACCTCTGCACCAGCCGAGGAAGGAGAGCACATGGATCGCACGATGATGGCGAAGGTCGAGCAGGACATCGCCGAGGTGAAGGCTCAGGTCGAGAAGTTGGCCACGGCGCCGCCGCCGGACGAAATTCGCGGACTTCAGGATGGTATCCAGAAGCTGAACGAGCGCTTCGACGCGCTGTTCGCGCACATCTCGCCGGAGCAGGTGGTGGAATTGTCTGCTAAGGTGGACGCCTTGGCGGCGCAGGTTGCGGAGCTTCATGCCCAACCGGCCGAACCTCCGCCGCCGCAGCCTATGGAGGAAAGCGCGAATGCCTATGACAAAGCGGGGCCCGAATAGGCTAGGCGCGCTTCTCGCCCTACTTCTGCTGTGGCCCGCCCTGGCGCTGGGCCAAACGTCCGTTCTGCAAGGTGGCAACTACACGGCGGGCCACCTCCCGATTTACAGCAATCCGACGTTCGCCCAACCCATCGTTGTTGACGCTGGCGCGGCGAGCGGCGGCGGGCCCGGTGTCGGCATCAGCGAATGGAACCAGACGAACCGGGGAACCGGCACGGGGCCGTATGCGAATGGCGGCACCGGGCCGCTCTCGACGCACAACTGCATGTACGACAATGCGACGTCGACCGGGCTCTACCACTACCTCTGCCTGGATGCGAACGCGCAGGGCGGCGGGCTGCTGGCCTACGGGGCGGTCGGGACCTCGGCGCTGCCGCTGAGCTTCAACATCAACGGCACAGCCTACCAGTTCCCGTTCTCGATCAGCGGCATCGTCGGGCCCGGCACCAGCATCGTCAACGATCTGGTCTGCTGGAACAATACCTCGGGCACGCTGGTGTCCGACTGCGCCACGTCGATCGGCACCAGTGGCAACACGGTTCCCAAGAACAATACGAACAACACCTTCTCCGGGAACAACACCTTCTCCGGGCAGGTGCTCTTTGCTGGCTCTGGCAGCGGCACGACGCAGGTGCAGGCGTCGGCCACGGCATCGGGTGTCCTGACCTTGCCGGCGACGACCGACACCTTGGTGGCCAAGGCGACGACCGACACGTTCACCAACAAGACCTATGACACGGCGGGCACCGGCAACGTCTTCAAGATCAACGGCACGTCGATCACGGCGCTGACTGGGACGGGCTCCACGCTTGTTGCGTCTGTTTCGCCGACCTTCACCGGCACGCCTGCGGCGCCGACGGCGTCGAACGGCACCAGCACGACGCAGATCGCGACGACGGCCTTTGCCACGGTGTCGGTGTCGTCGCAGGCGGTTCGCATCCAGAAGTTCACCACGAACAGCACCTACACGCCGAACGCTCACCTGTACTACGCGGTCATCGAATGTGTGGGAGCGGGTGGTGGCGGCGGCGGGCGGGCCAACACGGGGGCTTCGGTGATTGCCGGGGGCGGAGGTGGCGGTTCCGGCGGATACGCTGTGGTGACTGCCTCTGCCTCGACAATCGGCGTTTCTCAGGCGGTCACCATCGGCACCGGCGGCTCGGGCGGCAATACGACCGGCACGGCGGGTGGGACTGGCGGCACGACCACGGTTGGCGCGCTGTGCTCTGCCGCAGGCGGAATCGGCGGGGATGGCAATGGTGTGGGCGGCGGCGGCGGTGTGCCGGCTACGGGCGACGTCAAGATCACTGGCGAGACGGGTGGCACCGTTCCGAGCACGACCGGCGCGGCCTCCGGGACCGCAGTCGGCGGCAAGGGCGGCTCGAGTCACCTGGGCGCGGGCGGTGGCGGGGCCAGCAGCACGACGGCGGCGGACGGCGCCGTGGGCGTAGGCGGTGGTGGCGGTGGTGGTGGTGGTGCTTCGTCCAATGCCGGCGGCGGCGCCAACGGCGGGGCGGGAGCCAACGGCTTCGTGGTCATTTACGAGTTCTGCACGCAGTGAGCCCAGATGCCCGTTGTCTCGACCGACATCGCCAACCAGGCTCTCCAGATGATCGGCGGGAACCAGCCTGCCGTGACGGGGCTTGCGCCGACGTTTGACGACTCGACGGCCGGCAAGGCGCTGCAGAAGCTCTACCTGCCGTGCGTGGCGTTCATCCTGCGGTCCTATGGCTGGGACGCGACACGGCGGCAGATTGCGCTGAGCGCCAGCGGCAATGTCGGGCCGTTCACGCTGGGCTACAGTCGGGAGTACATCTACCCACCGTTCGCCTTGGAAATCTGGCAGATGATCGATCCGGCGAACACCGACCCCAACGATCCGCTGCCGACGACATGGAACGTGGGGAACACACAGGTGGGTGGGGTGCAGACGAAGGTGATCTGGACCGACATCGACGGGGCGCTGGCGATCTTGAACAACAATCCGACGGAGAATGTATGGGACGCAAGTCTTCGTGAGACGGTGGTGCGGTATCTCGCTTCGGAACTGGCACAGGCTATTTCGGGCCGCCCGGAGACGGAACAGTCGCAACTGTCGATCGCGCAGGCCGCCTCGAAGATAGGCGAGGCGCGCAATGGCTGATCGTTCCCTCCGCTCGCCGGCCGATATTGCCAACAACGCCTTCGCCCGCATGGGCCTGAAGATGCGCGTCGGCACGCTGCTTGACGGCTCGGACCAGGCGGCGGTGATGCTGGATTTGTACGGCAACGCTCGCGATACAATGCTTCGTGAGTTTGATTACGATTTTGCTCAAGCGTCGGTCTCTCTCACGGTGGTCAAGTCGGCACCAGTTGGCGGCTATTTCCCGCCGAATGTCTGGAGTCCAACAACCAATCCCCCCGTAGGATTTATGTGGGAATACCTTTATCCCGATGATGCTTTGAAGATCCGGATGGTGAAGCCTCAGCCAGGATTTGTAATTAATGCAGACCCGCGCTTCTACCCGTTCACTGAGGCGAACGACAAGTATCCCAACCCGCCGAGTATTCCAACGGCGCCGGGCTGGGTGATTTTAACAAATGTGCCGAACGCGATTGCGGTCTACACGCGGCGCGTCACTGACCCGGGGAGTTGGGACCAAGCCTTCACGGAATCACTTGCGGCTAGACTGGCGGCTTTGGCGGGGCCGTCCCTTGTAGGGCTGGATACGAGCAAGATGACTGTGCCAGAATCACAGTCGGCCCGTATGATGTCTGAACTGGAAGACAGATGAATGACCTTCTCCCCGCATCTTTGCGCGCTTGTCGCAAATGCTTAGAGGAAAAGCCTTTGTCGGCATTTAGTCGGGAGAGGGGAAGATTGAGCGGTCAATGCAGAGATTGCCGGCGCGGGTACGTTAGGGCGTGGCAAGAAGAAAACAGGAGGCTGCGCTCTCTGTCAGATGCGGAGGCGGCGACGCTTTCTTGCCGCGAGTGCGGCGCTGCTAAAGCAGCAGATTCGTTCGGGAAGAATTGGACGACGGTTTCTGGGCGCAATTCGGAATGCTTGGAATGCTCTCGCCTTCGAGACAGAGCGCGCTACGCGCGTGATTCGAACAAGAGAAAGGCACAGGCAAAGTGGGGCGCCGTTAAGCAGAAATTCGGTCTGACGAAAGAGCAGTGGCAGACCATCTTCCATGAGCAGGACGGCCTATGTGCCATCTGTTGCGACGATCTAAATGCGGTTCCGGAGGGGCGAAAGGACAAGCGTACTGCGTGTATCGACCACGATCATAGAACTGGCCGGGTTCGTGGGCTGCTGTGCGCCCGCTGCAATCAGGGAATAGGGCTTCTTCGGGAGGATGATCGCATTCTAGCTCGCGCCATAGAGTATCTAGAGAAGTTCCGGCAATGAGCTACACCCCGACCGATGTCGCGAATTTGGCTCTCGATGCGGTAGGACGCGATGTCGAGCTTGGCAATATCGAGGAGGGCGGCCGCGAGGCGAACCTGTGCCTGCGAGCCTACGCCAAGTGCCGGCGAGAACTGATGCGCGGCGCACCATGGCAGTTCGCGCGGACGCAAAAGCCGCTGCTCCTGCTGGCCGACCAGAGCGGCAACACGCCGAACGTGAGCACGTCGGTGGCGAGCGGGCAGTTCCAGTACGAATATTTCTATCCCGCCGACTGCGCGCGCATCCGCTACATCCCCTGGAACCCTTACCAGACGCCGTTCACGCCGACGGGCAACATCACGCCGCCGAACGCTAGTTCGCCGCTGACGTCGGGGCAGCAGCCGGCACAACTGTGGCTGCCGATTCGGCCGTCGCTCTATCTGGTGACGAACGATCCGAACATCGTCACGGCGCCGGGCCCGGACGGGACCAACCAGCAGGGGCAGAGCCCGGTGGGATCGACGGTGATCCTGTCGAATGTGCAGAACGCCTCCTGCATCTACACGTTCGACGCCGTCTACCCGTCGCTGTGGGACCCGCTCTTCCTGGGGGCGATGATCGCCTACATGGCGAGCGAGATTTGCGTCGGGCTGTGGATGGAGAAGGACCGCCAGCAGGCCATCAAAATCCGGGACGAGCAGATCGCTATAGCGAAACAGAAAATTGGAGAGGCGCGTATCGCGGACGGGAATGAAGGAACTACATCAACGGATCACATGGCATCGTGGACGCAGGCGCGATTTGCGGGAACGTCGAGCTGGGCGTGGGGTGCGGGGCCGTTCGCGGCTGGCGGCACGGGGACATGGGGAACGTGGGGTGCAGGCTGGACGGGGAGCGTCGGCTTCTCGGACGGAAGCGCATACTAGGGAAGCGCGATGGCTTTCCCCTTCCAGCAATCGGCCTTCACCCTTGGCGAGGTATCGCCCGGACTGTTCGGCCGGCAGGACCTGGCGCGCACCAAGGTTGCGGCGTCGACGATGCGCAACGGGTTCCCCAAGTTTTCCGGTGGCTATTACTCGCGCGCAGGGACGGCGTTCGTCGGCTTCTCCAAGCAGACCGGCCGGGATTTTCCGCCGCGGCTGATCACCTTCCAGTTCTCGATCAACCAGGGTCTCGCGCTCGAGTTCGGCGACTTCTACATGCGGGTGATCAAGAACGGGGCCTACGTCACAGAGACGCCGCTGCCGATCTCGGGCATCACGAACAGCAACCCTGGCATTGTGTCGATCACCACGAACGGGGCGACCGCGGCGACGCCGCTGAATGCCGGGGTGACGGCGAGTTACGCACCGGGCGACTTCATCTCCTTGGCGGGCGGAACGTTCGCGGTGCCGGCGACGCTCGCGGTGACCACGACGCATCTCCTTGGCCTGCATGTCCTTCTGCCGGGCGGCGGGGTCTATGCGCCAGCCGACACGATCCACCTCACGGGCGGGACGCAGACGACGGCAGCGATCCTCACCGTGGCGACGACCAAGGTGGTGTCGGCCACGATTACCGCGGGCGGCGCAGGCGGCACGAACGGGACAGCGACGGTGACCGGGACGACCGGGACAGGGACACGTTTCCAAGCGAACGTCACGATCAGCGGCGGCGCGATCACGGCGGTCAACTACATCGCGCTGGCGGGCAGCTATTCGGTCAATCCCACGACGCCCGCGGCCGAGCCGGTGACCGGCGCTGGTCTCGCTGGTGCGCAGTTGAACGTCCAGCTTGGCGTATTGACGTTCGCCATCACGAATGCAGGCGTCTTCACCGCCAACTCGACGGGCGGGACGTTCACGCAGGCATCGACCTCGGGCAGCGGCACTGGGGCCACCTTCACCGGGGCGCTGATGGGCATCCACGCTGTCACGGTGCACGCGCCTGGCGGCTACAGCGTCTTTCCTCCCAACCCGGTTCTGCAGGCGAGCACGACAGGGAGCGGCATGGGCGCGGCATTCAATGTGACGTGGGCGAACACGCCGCAGCCGTTCGTGGCGGGTGACTGGGTCAATCTCAGCGGCGTCGCCGGGATGACGCAGGTGAACAACGAGACCTACGTCGTCCACAATCCGACGGCGACGACGTTCGAGATTTTCGACATCTACGGCAATCCGGTCGACACCACCTCGTTCACGCCCTACGCCTCGGGCGGCCTGGCAGCGCGCATCTATACCACCGGGACGCCGTACAGCGAGCAGGATCTCCAGTGGCTGAAGTGGGCGCAGAGCGCCGACACCATGACGTTCTGCTGCCTCAATCAGGAGACGAATGCGGTCTACCAGCCCTACGACCTGACGCGACACTCGGATACGAACTGGTCCTTCGCGGCGGTGGTGGCGGGAGAGTCCATCGATTCGCCGAGCGTGGTGAACGTGGCGGCGACGGGCGGGGTGGGGAATGCTTTTTATTTGTACGCGGTGACGGCAGTGGCGGCCGACGGCTCCGAGAGCGTTCCCACCTACGGGCAGCTTTTCAGTGCCATCGACATCGCCGCCACGCCGGGGTCGGTCTCCATCTCCTGGGGAAGCGTCCCGGGGGCGGTGCTCTACAACGTCTACAAGGCGGCGGTGACCTACGACATCGCGCAGAACATCGGCATGCCGATAGGTCTGATCGCGCCGGTCACCGATGGCGTGGTCTTCATCGATTCGAACGTGGTGCCTAACTTCACCATCGTCCCGCCGACGCACAAGAACCCGTTCCCGACCTCGAGCGACTTCCCGTCGACCGTCTCCTACGTGCAGGAGCGTCGCGTCTTCGCCGATACGCTGAATCAGCCTGACACCTACTTCATGAGCCAGCCGGGCGCGTTCCGTAACTTCGACACACGCACGCCGACGATCGACAGCGATGCGATCACCGGGGCGCCGTGGTCGGTGCAGGTGGACGGCATCCAGTGGATGATCGACCGGCCTGGTGGCCTCGTGGTGCTGACCGGGCGAGAGGCGTGGCAGCTCACCGGGCCCGGCGGCTCATCGCTCAATCCGCAGGCCCTCACGCCGGCCAATCAGCAGGCGCAGCCGCAGGCGTTCAACGGTGCTCACAACCATTTCCCGCCGGTGGTCATCGGCGAGGACATCATCTACCTGCAAAGCAAGGGCTCGATCTTCCGGGACCTGACCTACCAGTTCTACCAGAACATCTACACGGGCGCGGACCTGACGCTCAATTCCTCGCACCTCTTCACCGGCCTGCAGATGCAGGAGGGCGCATGGACGGAGGAGCCGTACAAAATCTTCTGGGTGGCGCGCGAGGACGGCATCCTGCTCAGCCTCACCTACCTGAAGGCGGAACAGATTGCCGCTTGGGCTCGGCATGATACGGCGGGCTTCTTCGCCACGATCTGCGCGGTCACCGAACTGCCGGTAGACGCGCTCTATACGGGGGTGAAGCGCACGATCGGGGCGCACACGGCGTACACCATCGAGCGCATGAACGACCGGATATGGAACAACATCGACGATGCGTGGTGTGTCGATTGCGGGCGGGCGCTGGCGCAGCCGGAGCCGGCGGCGACGCTCATCATCGGCTCGGCCGTGGGAGCGGGGACGATCACGTTGCCGGTGGTGGCCTTTGGCGGTTCGGGCTGGACGGCTGGGACGCAAATCAGCGTGGTCGACGATCAGGGTCTGGGCAGCGGTACGGGCGCGGTCCTGACGCCGATCATCGTCGGCGGGGTCATCACTGGCCTGACGGTGGTGAGCGGCGGGAGCGGATACTCGCGGCCGCGGTTCTATGCCTATGACCCGGCAGGCAGCGAAGGCGGGCAGGGCTTCCTGGCGGCGTGCACGCTGGACAACAGCGCGATGCTGACGGCGACTGCGGCGGTGTTCGACAACACGAATATCGGCAATGTGGTGCGTGCGGCCGGCGGCATCGCCACGATCACTCAGGTGCTGGGCACGACGCAGGCAATCGCCAACGTCACCTCGCCGTTCACGCGCATCGTTCCAGATGGTCTTGGAGGTGGCGTGGTGCCGCCAGTGGCGTCCGGCAACTGGACCATGACGGCGCCGGTGACGCGGATCACGGGGCTCAACTACCTGATTGGCGCGACGGTGACCGGCGTGGCGGACGGCAATGTGATCCCGCCTCAGGTGGTGGCGGCCGATGGCTCGATCACCCTTTCCGCTCCGGCGTCGAACGTGGTGCTCGGCCTGTCGTTCACGGCCCAGTTGCAGAGCATCTACCTCGACCCGCCGGGTGTGACCGAGCAAGGCCAGCGCAAGAAGGTCCCTGCAGTGGTGGCGCGCATCGAGGCTTCGCGCGGGTTCGAGGCAGGCAGCAATCAGGTCGACGGTTCGACTTTGAGCCCGATGCAGATCGCGACGCCCTGGAACAATATGACCGTGGTGCCCGATGGCGCGGTGCCGGCCTACGGCTCGAGCCTCGTGCCGCTGTTCACCGGCAACATCCGCGTCACCATCCAGGGCGGGTTCGAGATTCCTGGGCAGGTGGCGTTCCAGCAGCGCCAGCCATTGCCGCTCAACGTGCTGAGCTTCGCGGCGGACGATCAGCCTGGCGATCCGCCTCAGATGAAGGAAGGGCGCGGGCAGAAGGCGGAGGTCGCAGGATGAAGGTCATCATTCGCGAGGCTCGCACGCCCGACTGCGGCCGGATGAGTCGCATGCTGCGCGCCGAGCATATGGTGGCGCTGGCCAAGGTCGGGCTCGAGACGCACCGGACGCTGCGGAGCATTTACGACCGCAGTTATTATCGCAAGGCACTGATGATCGACGGCGAACTGGTTGGGCTTGGCGGGGTGGACGGGAACTTCATGTCGCCCTGCGGGTACGTTTGGCTGGCTGTTTCACGCGAAGCGCATCATTATCCCCTCACACTGATTCGGGAAATCCGGAAGTGTCTGGACGAGATCACATTGACCAAGCGGATACTGGTTACGACGGTTTTGGACGGAGATGAGGCAGCGTTGCGCCTGATGGCATTCCTTGGGTTTTCGGCAGAAGCGCCGGGCGATGGAACAGGCGAAGGGAGGCCTGCCTACTCGGCGGCAGCGCGGCATCGGATGGTCAAGTATGTGAAGCGCAACCCGGACCTTTGGAAGCCTGCGGGCTTGAGCGCGGTGGTGTCCTTCCTTTTCGAACCGGAGGGCGCCCATGTCATGGGGTGAAGCGGCATCCGCCATCGGCGGCGGTTTGAACCTTCTCGGCGGAGCCACCAAGGCTGGTGGACAGAACATCGCCGGACAGACGGCCTACGCGCAGGAACAGTACCAAGCGAGCCAGCAGGATTACGCGGCGCAGGTGTCGGACTATCAGGCGGCGGTGGCGGAGAACAATGCCAAGGCGGCGGAAGAGATCGGCGCGCGCACGGTGGCAGGCGGCGTGACCAACGCCACGGTCGAGGGCGAGAAGTCGGCCGCGACGGTCGGCAAGATGAAGGCCAACCAGGCGGCCAACAACGTCGACGTGAATACCGGCTCGGCGGTGGAGACGCGCGCTGATGCGGCCGCGGCGGGTGTGTTCAACGAGGAGAACGTGCTGGCGAACGCGCAACTGTCCAACTGGGGCTATCGTGTTTCGGCGTCGAATTTCCGCACGCAGTCGGCACTCGATACTTCGCAGGCCAACCTGTTGCGCTCGAATGCTGCTTTCGCTCGAAGCATGGCGCCATATGCGCTGCAGGGTGGCCAGTTGGCGGCTGGCGGGACGCTGCTCTCTTCGGCGTCGTCGCTGCCGTGGAGTTGGATTGGAGACAAGGTGGGGGGCATATTCGGCGGTGGACAGCTTTCCACCCCGGGCGGGAATACAGGAGCGCAGGGAGCCATCCAGGCTGGCGGTGGTTTGATACCAGACTACGGCGGTGCGGCTAGTGCGGCCTCTGGCGCAAGTGCTGCTGCGGGCGCGAGTTCCTTCGCTGATGTCGGCGAGTTGCTATCGTTTCTGGCGCTCTGATGGCAACAAACCCGGACACGGCAGGTATCCCCGACGTTCCATCGCCGACGAACGTCCCGGCGCCGCTCTTTCGACCGCAGACGCCGGTCGCACCAAGTCGGCAATACCGCGACTACTTCGGCGCGGGCGCGGTTGTGGCTGGCAATGAGCTTCAGCAGGCGGGCAATCGGTGGGGCGAGATCGCTGCCAACGACGTGTCGAACCAGTTCATGGATGCCGCCAACAAGCTGATGCACGGCGACACCGCGACGGGCGAGCCCGGGTACATGACGCTAAAGGGCGACGCCGCGCTGCGAGCACGTCCGGCGTATGAAAAGAAGATGGACGAGCTTCTGAAGACGTCTCGTTCCAAATTGGTGTCGGCGGATCAGCAGCTCTACTTCGATCGTGACAGCCGTCGGCTTCGCAGCGTGCTCTCTAGCCAGATGGGCGTGCACGCCGACACGCAGGCGAACGCCTATGCGGGAGAGGTGGCCAAAGGGCAGATCAAGACCAACCTCGATGGCCTTTCGGCGAACGCGGACAACCCAACGGTGGGCGGCTATTTCCAGGGTGTCGTCGAGGGCTACACCAAGATGGCCGAGAACCAGGGCGCCCCGCCTGGCAGCCCGATGTGGGAGGCGGCCAAGAAGGAAGGCTTGAAGGCGGCGACGAAGGCCCAGATCCTCGCCATCGGCGCCAAGGACCCGGACAAGGCGCTCCGGATGACCGACAACTACAAGGAGCACTTGGGGACCGACTACCACACGCTCTATGACCATTTCAAAACCAAGTCCGAAGACGACGCGGGTGCAGCGCTCGGCCTGACCGAGATGGGCAAGTATGGAGCGACGCCTCCCGATGGGGCGCCCGCCGCTTCGCATCCTCCGGGCGACACGCACACCGGCGAAGGGCTCTCACCCGGCATGGCCGCGGTGCAGATGGACGCGGTCAATGCGCTGAAGGCGGCGGGTATTCCGGTCAACGTCACCTCCGGGCATCGCACGCCATCGCAGAACGCTTCAGCCAAGGGCGCGCGGGACAGCCAGCATCTCCATGGCAATGCGATCGACATCTCGCTCGGCGGGCTCAGTCCCGAGCAGCAGCAGAAGGTGGTTGACCAGTTCCTCAAGGATCCACGGGTCAAGGGCTTCGGCTACTACCCGGGCAGCAACTCCATCCATGTCGACGTGCGTGAGGGCGCGAATACTGCGTGGGGAACCGACCACACCTCAGGCACGGTAGGGCAGAACTGGCCAGAGTGGCTGACGCAGCGGGTGAACCAGTGGCGCGGCGACCAGGCTCGCGTGCCGGTGCGTGCCAACCTCGAGGCGGCTGACGAGGCGCTGAAACTGACGCCGCAGGAAAAGAACCTCTACCAGCATCATCTGGATGAACTGGCCAAGGGCGGCGTCGTCCATGAGGACCGTTCCACGTCGACCGTGCTGCAGGGCACTGTCGAGCACAACGGCCGCTACTACAACATCCCGTCGGTGTGGGATGGCCAGATCCTGTGGGACGACGACAACAAGCTCGACTGGAACAAGATCCAGGCGCGCATCGACAAGGCTGGCGGCTGGGATCAGTTCCCGTCCTATGGTTCCGAGAAGGAGGCGCAGGACCGCTACGACAAAATGCACTCCTTCATGGAGATGGATATGCAGGGCCCGCGGCAGGAAGCGCCCGGGGCGGTGCCCAATCCGATCGCGCAGTCGATGCGGCGGCGAGCGGCGGCGATCGACAGCATCGCGCAGCGCACCGACATCAGCCCGCGGACGAAGGCGTCAGCGCTTCGCGTGGTAAATGAACTCGCGACGGCGGACCAATTGAAGTACCAGGCCGACGAGAAGGAGAAGAAGGACAACAACGACAAGGCGGCGGGCGAGTATGTGACGTCGTTCGCCAGTGGACAGCCGATCCCTCCAGGTATCGTCGGGCGGATCGCCAAGGATCCGCGACTGACTTGGCAAACGAAGGAGCACCTGATCAACGCAGCCAAGATGAAGTCGGGCAGCGACGTCGAGGGCGCAACCATGACCTATGGACCCGGCTTCTGGGGGATGATGCAACGCATCGCCCTGCCGCCGGGCGATCCGAATCGCATCGCCGATCCTACCGAGTTGCTGAAGCATGTCGGGCCCGGTGGCGACCTGACTTTGGCAGGCGTGAAAGAACTCCAGGGGATGTTGTCGTCGTCGCAGCGCAGCGTGAACGACAACATGGTGCACCAGGCTCAGATGAGCATGATGACCTACGCCAAGGGTCTGCTGTCGTTCGACGGTGAAAGCGCCGCTCCCGGGTTCGCCGGCCTGCGTGATCCCCAAGGCGAGAAAATCTTCCATAGCCAGTTCGTGCCGCAGTTCCTCGCCCAATACGACGCATGGGTGAAGGCGGGGAAAAACCCGTGGGAGTTTTTGACGCAAGAGAACGTGGACAAGATGGCCCAGCCGATGCGGGACCGGGCGAAGATGGCGCGGGACAAGCTGACGGCGAGCGGGCAGGCAGCTACTGCGCCACAGAAAGAGGCGCTTCCCCCGGCACCGTCGGGTGCCAATCCGGATAGTTGGGCGACGTGGATGGACGTGGCGCCGACTCGCCTCAACGGCACGCGCATGCCCTTGCAGAACTGGGCGAAGATCATCAATGCCCTACGCACCGACCCGGATCAGAAGGGGGCGATCGAGGACTTCGATGCCAAGTACGGCAACCAGGGTTTGAGCGCGCAGGAGATATTGAACAGCCTGAAGAAGCCGGTGCCGCCGCCCTATGTGCCGCCGGCTGAGTCGAAGCCTGCTGTGGCCCGGCGACACGCGCCGACGAGCATCGTGCCCGATGAGCCGATTCAAGTGGCGCCCCCAGCACCTCGACCACAGCCCGAAGCGGATACGCGCTGATGGCTGACGGGGACATCGCACCAAAGGCCAACCGTTTCGACGCTCTCGATCCGGACAGCAAGCCAAACCGTTTCGACCAGTTCGATGAGGAGCCGGGCGAGAAGTACCTGACGCCTCAGGCATCGACGATGGGCGCGTTCCGGCGCAGTGCGCAGCGTGGGGCGGTGCCGGCGGCTGGCGGCCTGGTTGGCGCTGGTGCCGGTGTAGAGGCGGGCGGTCTTGCGGGCGCTGGCGTCGGCACTCTGATCGCCGGTCCTGCGGGCACGGCTGTCGGCGGTGCCATCGGCGGCTTCGTAGGCGGTGCGCTCGGCATGTTCGGCGGTGCCTACCTGACGGAAGAAGCGCAGGACTGGGCGCTGAAGCAGCTTCCCGACTCATGGACCGAAGCGATCGGCATGTCGGATCGGCAGAGGCGGCTGGATGAGAGCCAGCATCCGACGGCGTCGTTCCTGGGTGGCTTGACGCCATATGCCCTGACGATGCGGCCCGGCTTGTCGTTCAAGGCGGCAAAGCTCCCGGAGAACGCCACGTCGATGCAGCGGGTGATGGCCAATCCGGTGACGCAGCGGGCGTTCGGCGGCGCCGTGATGGGAGGGTTCGAGCTTGGAACCGAGGCGGCGCAGGGGAATGTCGACTGGGCCAATGTCGCCTATGCGACTGGCTTTGGGGTGGTCTTCAATAAGCCGACGCGGCTGGGTGAGCGACTGACTGGACTGGGCGCGGCGCCGGTTCGCGGCGTAGCGGACACGGGGCGGGCCGTCGGCCAGGTTCTCTACGGTCGTTCTCTCAGTTTTGGATATCCTGATTACCGCACGGGCATCTACGAGACGGAACTGAACCAGCGTGGCCCGGGCCTGCGGTATTACGGCGATGAGAGTGCGGCTGATCGGTTCGGCCGCACGTATGTCGACGAGAACGGTGAGGTGCGCTTCGCCGATGATCGGCCGATCACCGTCGCCGAGGCCGCGGCGCGCGGGGTGATGGGACCAGGGATCACCGAGGAGGTCTACCGCGGCACACACCTGCAGGACCCGACGGCGCAGATGCTCGCCGACGAGCAGCACCGGCAGGAATTGGCGGTTTTATACGGGCCCTATGAGCAGGACATCCATTCCGTCGTTCGGCATGATGAGCCGGAGCTTTTCGAACGATACGACGCGCTCGAGCGGCAGCGCTTGATCTTGCAGCAGTGGCAGCAAGAAACGCACCCGCCATCTATTCGGGCTCAACTCGACAATTTGAACGCACAGGCCACGCGCATCCAGGCCGAGAGGGAAAAGCCCAACTGGGGGCCGGAGCGCCGTCGTCTTGACGCCATGGCCGACGATATAGAGCGGCAGCGGGAGGCGGTGCTTCAGGGACATGCGGCATCGCTGATTGGAGAGACCAGTGCCCGCGGGCGCCAGCTTGGCGAGGATTTGCGTTCTGTCGAAGCGGAGATGGATCGCCTTTCCTTGGAAGTGAAAGCGGCATACCGGCGGGCGGAAGAGCACCTTGGGCGCCGGCCGGTGATCGAGCCGAATGAAGTCGAGCCGCGGGTGCAGCCAGTGGCGCCTCCGGCGGCAGGCGGCGGTGGCGCAGCGGGAGAAACATTCGGGACCGGGACAAAGTCACTGGGCGACCAGAAGGCGTTCATTGCAAACGACGTGGCGCGGCAGTTGATCACGGCGGGGCGGCCCTACGAAGAGGCGATGGCGGCCGGCAAACTGATGGCGGAGCGGTACGCGGCGCGGGCGGCGCGCTTCCAAGGCAAGCTCGGCACGGCGGAGGAATTGTACCGGCGCGAGGGGGCCATCATCCAGGGCCCGGAGGGTGGCCCGAGACAGCCTCCTCCTGAGGCTCCGGCGGCCCCGGCAGCGCCAGCGGCGGCAGAGACGCCCGCGCCTGCGGCCGCAGCGGAACCGGCTCCAGCGGCCCCCGCAGCCCCGGCGCCGGCCATCCCTGAGAAGTACCAAGGATGGAAGGTCGGTGACGCAGTCGAGGTTGGGCCGGTGAAGGGTCTGATGGTGCGCGAGGTGCTGCCTGACGGGTTCATCCTCGAGGGGCAACGGAACTCGCGCTACAAGTTCACGCCGCCGGAGAAGGGGCCCAAGGCCAGCCCGACGGGCCTGGAAATGCTCGAGTACATGGAGCGCCTGCCGGATGCCGAGCCGGAAGGGCCCAAGCCGTTCGCCGACGCCTTGAGCGAAGAGGTCGAGCGCATCTGGGCGGAGAACCCGCAGTGGTCTCGCACGAGCATGAAGGGGATCAACCCCAGGACGGGGAAACTACGCAGGGGCAACCGTCAGGCGGTGGCGAGGCAAGAGAGGAATGTCCAAGAGATCGCGCGCTTCAACGTGATGATGCAGGAGGCGAAGGACATCATCGCCGGCTACGTGAAGGACAATACCCTCACTGAGGAGCAGGTCGCCTTCATCTCCAAGTACTACAATCGCGGCGCGGACGAGACACCAGAACAGGCGTTCAATCGGGCGTTCGACAAGTTCGACATCCGGGACGAGCGGGAAGCGCTACAGACTCCGTCCGAGATTATCGGCAGCATTGAAGATACGATGTTCCAGACGCGCGACAGCGACGTGATAAGCCTGCGCGATCAGGTGGAGAAGCGCTGGGAAGACGCGCTCAAGAAGGGCGACCGCTTCAGCCGCAACCTGCGCAACCTGCCGATACCGACCGAACTGGTGGATCTCGGCAAGCATGACCCCGCTGGTGCCGTTGCCGATTTCGAGCGCGTGATCTCTGACGTGACCATGAGCGACAGCAGCCGCGTGGTCGGGCAGCAGATATTGGACGAGATGCGGGCGGCGCATGATCGGGTGCGCAGTTTCCGCGACTTGGTCGAGCGGGCGGCGCAGCACGTCGATGAGTACAAGCAGAGTGAACTGTTTCCGACGAATAATGATCCTGGCAGGGCACCGGCAAACGACCTGTTTCAGGGCCGTCGCTTGGGCTCCTACAATCCGGTGACGCGCATCATGCGGCTTGGCCGCGATGCCGATGCTTCCACCTTCATCCATGAGGCTGGGCACGACTTCCTCGAGCAACTGCGACGGGACGCGGCGCACCCGGAGGCGCCTGGTGAAGTGCGGGACGACTGGGACACCGTGCTCCAGTGGCTGAAGGTCAAGAGCGGGGAAGACATCAAGCGCGGCCACCATGAGAAGTTCGCGCAGGGTTTCGAGCAGTACCTCCGGGAAGGCGTGGCGCCGTCGCGGGCGCTGGGCGACGTGTTCGCCCGCTTCAAGGACTGGCTGCTGAACATCTACCAGACGCTCAAGGGCCTCGGTAAGCCGATCAACGACGACATCCGCGGCGTGTTCGACCGCATGCTGGCAGAGGAGCCGCAGCGGACGGTGGTCGCGCCGGAGCGCGAGCGGCAGCCGTCCCTGGCCGACGTGCAGGAGCGGGACGCCGTTGAGACCGAGCCGTTCGAAGCACCGGCCGTTGCCGACCGCATGGCTGCCGAGCAAGATATTGCGGCGCAAGAGCCGCCGCCGGAGGTCCAGCGTGAAATCCAACCAATCATCGCCGAAGTCCGAGCAGCAACAGCAGCCCCCGAGCGAGGAGGAGAAGCTGCAAATGGCGCTGAAGCGGGCGGCGCTGTGGAAGGCGGCGGCGGCGCGGCCGGGACTGAGCCCGGCGGCGGTAACGTGGCTGAAGGGAATGCAGCGGGCGGCGCAGGCGGAGGCGCGGCTACGGCAAAAGGGCCTGGCGTATCAGGAGGGGGCGGATCCGAACGAGGAGCTGGACCGGCTTCTGAACCTCCACTCTCTCCCCGGCCAGCCCAGCGATACGGAGCCAAAGAATCCCCCTACCTCGACAAAGCCGGAAACCTTCGGCCAGAACTGATCACCAACGACGATACGCTGTGGCAGGCCATGCGGGACATGGCCGACGCCAACGACGGCTTCATTGGTGATCGACGGGGCATCGTCAGTGACATTGAAGTGCAGCGTCAGGCAGAGGCAATCGGGCTCGAGGGGGCCCTGTCGATGGCCGAGGCGCGCAAGATTGGGCAGGCGCACAACGCGGGCGAACTGTGGGCGTTTGGTGCGGCATGGGAGACCCTGGCTAGGGATCAGGAAGCGAAGATGCAGATCGCCGGTTTGCCGGGCGCGACCGAGGCCGACGTTCTAGCGTTTACCGAGGCGACTGCGAGGACGCAGTTGATGCAGGCAGCCTTGTCCGGGGGTGCAGCCGAAGGTGGCCGTACTCTGCGTATTTTTCAGGTTATGAAAAATAGAGGCGGCTCGGCTGCGGAGATTGCGCAGGCGTCCATGGGCAAGACGCTGTTCCAGATGCGGGAGCTTGCGAAGCTCGGCTCCGAGATGAAAACGTCGCGGGAGATCGGCAAGTTCATCAACGACATGCAGAAGAAGTCGTTTGGTCGGATGGTGATCGAATACTGGATCAACGGGCTGATCTCCGGCGTTTCGACCCACACGACCTACACCGTCGGCAACACGATCTTTGCGACGAACAAGGCTATCTTCGAAACGGCTGCGGCCGCGGCCATCGGGCGTGTGCGGGAATCGATGGGGCGCGAAGGTGAGCGTGTTCACCTGGGCGAGGTTGGAGCGCAGATTTCAGCGGCGGCCCGAGGCTATGTTCCCAGCGTTCATTCGTCTCTCGAATCGCTGCGCACCGGCGTGACGTCGGCGCTGCCCGGCGAGGAAGGGCGCGGGGTTCTCCCGTTCTACACGGGGCGCAATCTGGTGACCCCAGCCGCGCTCAAGGAGGATGCCACCATGCGCGATGTGGCGGCCTCGTGGTTCGGCATCGGGCGCGGGGTGCGTGATGCTTTCCTCGTGAGCGACGACGTGCTGAAGGCGATCGACAAGGGCGACGCCAACCTGTTCGGCACCGAGTATTCGCCAACGGGCACCATCCCCAACGTGCGCGTCGGCGCTCTGGCGATCCCGACCGGCGAGGTGGCGCGCATGCCCAGCCGGTTCGTCGGCGCCATTCATACCTTCTTCCGGTCGATGAACTACAGCATGGACATCGCCTCGCAGGCCTATCGCAAGGCAGCGACGGAAGGGCTGGAAGGGATGGCGTTCGACGCCCGGGTTGCGGCGCTCCGGCAAAACCCGACCGTCGAGATGATGGAGCGGGCCAGGCACACGGCGAACGACCTGACGCTGATGGGGGCGGGCTCCAAGTTCACCCAGAAGATGAGCGCCTTCTTCAATCACGAGTTCTTTGAAGGCTCGGCTCTCCAGGCACCATGGTTGAAGCTCGTCGATCCGTTCGTCCATATCTCGAGCAACATCATCTCTGAGGCACTGATCAAGCGCTCGCCGCTCGGGGCTGCGGCGTACTTCGCTCCCAAGTCCGAGCTTGGCCGCGATCTGCGCGGGCTGAATGGGAACGTGGCGCAGGACAAAGCGCTGGCTCGCATGCTGGTGGGGACCGCTTTCATGACCTTGGTGGGCGGCCTGGCGGCGCAGGGGCTTGTCAGCGGATCCGGGCCGACCGATCCGCGCGAGGCGGCGATGTGGCGGCTGGCCGGCAACCAGGCACACAGCGTTCGCATTGGCGACTTCTGGTACGACACGCATCGGCTGGGCGTCCAGGGCATGCTCTTCAGCATGGCGGCCGACCTGTACGACGTGGCGCATCTTGCCAACGAAGGCCAGTTCACCGAAGCCGGCGGCCACCTGTTCCATGCGATCACGCAGAACGTGCTGGATGAGTCGTTCATGCGGGGACCGTCCGAGCTGGTTCGGGCGGTGGAGGATCACAACGGCTACGGTGCGGTCTATCTGCGCAATCTCGGTGCCAGTTTCCTCCCCTACTCCGTGCTGATGTCGCAAACGGCTCGAGCGATCGACCCGTACAGCCGGGAAGCGCGCACTGCGATCGACGCTCTCCGACAGAAGATACCGAGCGCGTCGATGGACCTTTTGCCGAAGTATGACGTCTGGGGGCAGGAAGTTCCGAGCCGCGAGGTGCTGCTCGGGGCGTCGGGCCTGCTGGCGATCTACGCGCAGCATGTCGGCACCGATCCGGTCAACCAGGCGATGCTGCAGCTCGGCAAGTATCCGGCGCCGGTCGAGCGCAAGATCCGCGGCGTCGAACTGACGGACGAGCAGCATGCCGAGTTCGCCAAGCTGGCTGGGCGCATGGCCAAGAGCCGACTGGACGTGATCGTCAATTCTCCGGACTGGAAGCAGATGCCGCCGGAGGCACGGTCAGCGGTGGTCGATGCGCAAATCCGGCAGAGTCGGGAAGTGGCGGCCGGATACATCATGTCCCGTGATCCGACCATCCCCGGGCGGGCGGTGCTGCAGAAGCGGGAGAACTTCGACAAGCGCATCCAGCACGGCTCTCAGTACAACCCATAGCGGTCAATGATATAAGTGACCACCAAGGAAGCCTGAACATGAAGCGCATACTCCTCGCTACCCTTCTTCTGTTGGTCGGGGTTTCGTTCGTGGCGATCGGGCAGGTTCCCGGGCCAACGCTTACCATCGGCAGCACGCCGATCACCAACGGCACCAACAACGATTGCCTCTACATCGCCAGCGGTCGCCTTGGGCAGCAGGCCTGCGGTACGGGCACGGCGGCTGACATCAAGGTCGGCACAACCACGATCACCAGCGGCACCACCACGCGCGTGCTATTCGACAATGCGGGTGTTCTGGGCGAGTACACCATCTCGGGGACTGGCAGCGTTGCCATGTCCAGTTCGGCGGCGCTCACGACGCCGTCGATCGTTGCGGACACCTGGGCAAATATCAAGGCGACCGCGCCAGCGACCGGCACGCTGGCCTATGCCAGTGATTTTGGCACGGGCGGCAATCTACTCAGGTACAACGGCACGCGCTGGAAACCTGTCTCCGGCAAGGCACTGCTGGCGACGCTCGATACGCCAGTTACCGGCATCACCACGACGGAGACAGTCGGCCTCCAATATCTAATGCCGACTGGGCTGCTGCAAACGCACGACAGGTTGTATTGGGAGTGGAATGTCCTCAAGCCGACGACCGGCACGACCAATACTTTCACGATTGGATTGCGGATCGGCACGACCGGCGTCGTCACTGGAGGCGGTGCAGACACGCAGATTTTTTCCCTGGTAGCCTTGAGCGCGGCGTCCCGGCAGATGGCACTCGCGCAAGCCCTGCGGCTGGAGAGCGCTACATCCGTCCAGTTGCTGGGTCAGAATGCCGGCAGCCTCGGCTATTCGGGCGGCAGCAACGCGGCGTTGGCGCCTGCAGCCGTCACCATCACCTCGGCCGCCGCCAACCCGCTTTATTTCAGCCTCACCGGGATTTTGAACGGTGCGACAGATACCGGCACGGTTCTGGACGCTTCGCTCTACCTTGAGTCCACCGCGAACTGAGAAATCACGCGATGCGCAAGCTCCTTTCATTTGTTGTCGTCACCCTGGCGCTGCTGACGGCGGCAGCGCAGGCTCAGAAGCCTCCTATCAATGGAGTAGCTGGCCCAACGACTTCGGGTGAACTTGGCAGCATTATGCCGGACGCAACCGGCACAGGATCTTACTATCGGCAGAACGGTGATCTGGGGACGCCATCTGCCGGCGATTTGACCAACGCAACGAACCTCCCGGCGGGAACTGGTCTGACGGGAATCGTGGCGCCGGGGCATGGCGGCAGTGGCGTTGCCAATGCCTCGAGCAGCACCGTTACGTTGACGGGAGCTATCTGGGCGAGCGGCCCGCAGAGCCAGATCGTCATGGGCGCGGGTGCGATGCCCACGCTGTCCAGCGGTACGAATGGCACCATTGCCATCGGGGATGGAGCATATGCCGCAAACACCAGCGATGCCGGCAGCGTGGGAATTGGTCTCAATGTTGCCGGGCAAGTGCCTGGTGGTCAGTCGAACGTCTTTGTTGGCATCAATGTCGCTCAGTATGCAGGGAACAATTCGGCCAACACATTTTTGGGTGGATTTTCCGGGCGTGGTGGCCACTCCGACGGCCCGCGTGGCACACCGCTTACGGGCGGAACGAACGTAGGAGTGGGGGAGGCAAGTTGCCTACTTCTGAACGGGACGTCGGCCGGGAATATCTGCATCGGTTTCAATGCTTTGTACGGGACAGGACAGGCCAATTCGAATGTGGCCGTAGGAGGCAATACATCGACGAACCTGTCGACCGGCACCAGCAATGTCACCATGGGCAACGTGTCCTATCGGTTTGGCAATGGCTCGCTCGGAGTCATCATCGGGACGGAGGCCGGCAATGGCGACGCAACCACGCTGGTGACGACCGGCTCCAATGCACAAGGCCAGCCGGTCATCAACGTGGTGAGCACGACGGGTGTGGTCGATGGGGATGCGGTTTGGTCTTGCTGTACGGAGGTGCCGGCGACGGTTCTCAGCCACACGGCGACCACCATCACCTTAAACAACAACATCTTCACGACGTTTGGCGCCGGCTTCAACGTCTTCGCGATCCACAACCTGCACTCGGGCCTCGGCGCGGTGGTGATCGGTGAGTTTGCCGCCGTTCGACTCTCGGGGGCGAGCGCGCCCACCATCGTCGGTGGAGGCGCGGCCACGGATGGGTACACGAACCAGGCTGGTTTCACCGCGATCGGCACCAATACCGCCGCTCATCATGAAGGCGTGCACATTACGGCGATCGGCGCGAACACCCTGCAGGGCGCTTCCGGATCTCATCCGACGGGAGGGTTCTCGACGGTGGTGGGTTCTCAGTCCCTGAAGTCGCTCAATTCCACGGACAATGGGGCCCACTCCGTTCTCGGCTACAGCGACTACGTCAATCAGACCGGCGGGACGCAGGGGCTCATCGGGCTGGGGTCAAATCTCGGGGGAACATGCCTTACCTGTTCCAGTGTGATCCTGATCGGCCTGAACACCGACGTGCCGGCAAGCAATACCTCGAACTACTTGAATGTCGCCAATACGATCTATGCCACGGGCATCGGCGGCACTCCCCTTGTGGGCATCAGCAATTCCACTCCAGCACAGGCGTTGGATGTGACTGGTGCAATAAAGACGTCTCTGGCGGTTGTGATGACCAAGGTGACGGCCTCGGGCACCGCCCCGGGCGCCGCGAACGTAAAGTTCGAAGCGGTTTGCGGCACAGGTGCTGGAACCGCAAAGATACAGGCGTATGCTGGGACATCGGCCACACCGACGACGGTCGTGGACAACGTAGGCGCGGGAGTCACTGGATGTTGAGAAAAGCTCTTGTTCTGGCGGTTGTTCTGGGAGCTGTGGCAGCTAACGCGCAGACGCCGGTCGACAAGGCCGCAGAACTGCAGAAGCAACTGGACGTGGCCAACGAAAAGATTGCGGATCAGCATCGAAAGATGATGAACCACATGACCCAGAACGCGGCGGTGGAGGCTCGGCGGCTGCATGAAAAAGCCCGAGCGGAAGCGGCGGAGGCGGAGATAGCTCAGTTGCGCAAGCAACTCGCCACAGCTTGCGGGACCAAGTGAACAGGGTGCCCCAATGCCATCGCAGTCGTCGTTCATGACCAACGTGGTCCCTCTCGTTGCGCAGGCTCTCGGGGTCCAGAAACTCGATGGCGGGACGATCTCCGAGAGCGATCTGATCGAGGTGATCACGCAGAGCGGACTGGCGGCGGTCGTGGAGATTTCGACTATCCTCGGCCTGGTGTCGTTCGCGCTGAGCAGCAAGGTAGCGACGGATAATGCCGGGGCGACGTTCACCACCAATGCCGGCCTGCTGATAAACAAGACAATCGCGGGCCCGACGCCGGTTTTATTGCCGACGCCGTCGCTGTCCCGGATTATCTTCATTCATGACATGAAGGGTGACGCGGGAACCAACAACATCACCTTGGATGCCGGGTCGGGGAAACTGATCAACGGGTTGCGGACGCTGGTGATGAACGCCAACTACGGAAGCACGATGTTGGTCGGCGGCTCGGCGACTCAATGGTGCACACTGTTCTAGGGGCTCAGGCAATGAGGCGGATTTTGATACTGGCCATGCTTCTGGTGAGCGCATCGGCCTCGGCGCAGATGACCGACCTGGGGAAAGCCCAGCAGGAGATTCAGCAGTTACAGGAGCGCATCAATGCCTATCAAAAGCTGACCAGCGAGGCGAACGATCGGGTGGCTTCCCTGTTTGCCAACAACGCTATCCTAGAGAAGCAGTTGGCTGGTCTCCGAGCACAGAACGAAGAATTGAAGAAGAAAGTGGCTTCTCCGCCGCCCCCAGAATAAAGCCGCGAGATATGCGTAAATGCTCAAGAATGTTTCCGCAGAGAATGTGATAGTATTTCCCCACGAAGGTGAGGCTGACCCGCAGGCGAACGATGCTGTTTGGCGGTATCTTGTGAAGGGCATGGCAGACGATTACGGATCCGACTTTTCAGGTATCCGCGCGCACGCGGCCTTGGAATTGCACATGCGGGAATGCACAGAACGTCGGACTGAGGACCGGGCGGACCGGCTTATGACGCAAGAGCGGCTGAACGCAATGCAGACGTCGTTCGATGCTCGCATGATCGAACTGACCAAAACGTTCGATGGCCGGCTTTCTTCGATCAACAATCGGATGTGGGCTATTCTCCTCAGCGTTTGCAGCGCTTCTGTTCTTTGCGTGGCGTGGTTCGTTTTCCATGAGATCACGAGAGGCAAATGAAACCCGACATCTTCCTCAAGACCATCGTCGATCCGACCTTGGCCATGCTGGCGGGGATGCCGGCGGTGGCTATCCCGGTGAGCGACCGCGCCCGGGTTATGGTGCTGGCCATCGCGGGGCAGGAGAGCCGCTGGGAAGATCGTCGCCAGATCGGCTGCTATACCCCTGGGAAATACCAGACGGTCGGGGCGCGTGGTTACTGGCAGTTCGAGGGGCAGTATGGATCGGTCGGCGGTCTGTTCCAGTCGACACGCGGCGAGCTGTCTGCGGTGTGCGCGGCGCTGGACATACCCTTCGACATACCGGACGTGTACGAGGCCATCGCCTGGAACGACACGCTGGCCTGCGCCATGGCTCGGCTGTTGCTGTGGGTCGATCCTCAGGTTCTCCCGTCTTGGGGGGACGAAGATACAGCCTATGGGTACTACTTGCGTGGTTGGCGTCCGGGCGCACCGAGCCGTGAGCGGTGGAGCACCGTGTATCCGCAAGCTCTGGCATTGGTGAAAGGAACGCCATGACGAGCGCACAACAGAGACTGATCTATATTCTGCTGACGACTGTCAGCGGGCCAGTCGTGAACATCCTGGCACGCATCCTTCATCTTGGAAGCGATGACGTGCAGCTTTGGCTCAACCTGATTTCGGCAGTCACGCTGGCCGCAGGAACTGCCTGGGGTATCACGTCTTTCACTCCGACCGGCGTCGTGCAGCAGGCATCGTCTTTGCCGCCGGAGCAGGCAGCACAGGCGCTTTCTCAGGTATCCGACGAGGCGAAAGTGCTGGTGGCCAAGTCGGTGCCCGGAGTGGCTACGGTGGTCGTGAAGGATACGGCTGGCGATGGACTTGCCCAACTGGCCAATGATCCCAAGCAGCCCGACATCGTGACCGAGACGCAGAACGAAGCGGACGCCAAGCAGGGAACGAAGACGCCGTGATCTTCGGTCTCAAGTCGGCGCCGGACGACCGGGATTTCCCCTATCGGTCCCGTCGACCTGGCGTGTTGGGCTTGCCGCCGCCGCGGCAGATCGATCGCAGTGGGGCGCTCCCGCCGGTGTGGGACCAAGGCCCGGAGGGATCGTGCACAGCGCAGGCCGGCATGGCAAAGCTCTACGAGCTGTACCCGGGGTTCGTCGGTAGCCGGCTAGCGGCTTGGTGGGTGGCCCGCAAGTTCGAAGGAACGCTCGGACAGAACGTCGGGGTTGAAACGCGCACCATGCTGAAGGTGCTGCAGGCGGGGGTCATTCCAGAAGAAGTCTGGGCCTACGATCTGGTCCACGCCAACGACGCGCCTCCGCCAGTGAGCGACCGGCGCTTCATAGGCTCGTACTCGAGACTGCGCGGGGCGGCGGCGCTGATCGACCACCTGGCGCACGACGGGTCGGTGATCTTCTCAATCGATCTGCCCGACTCGTTCATGGAAGACGGGACATTCCCCGACACGCTCGAGCGCCACGACCGCTGGCATGAGGTGCTGGCTGTCGGCTACGACCTAGACCTTGGCGACCTTCTGGTGCGCAATTCGTGGGGAGAGGCCTGGGGCCCGATGGGCAACGGTCATTTCTGGTGTCCGATAACTTGGGCTACGGATGCCATGGTCGGCGACGACCTTTGGAGCGCGAGCGCGGCGCCGGCCGGCACGGTGGCTGGGGTGCTGTTGGAGGCAGCATGAAGCGCCTCGTTCTCCTGCTGGTGCTCGGTGGCTGTGCGTCAACACCGTCCACAAGCAGCACCATTGCCGACGTCCAGCAGCGGACCTATGCCCACTGCGGATACACTGTGTCGACCACCGCCGTGCAGCGCATCCTGGCGCAGGGCAACGAGATCCTGAACGACCCCGAGACGATGGCCCTCGCCATCTGCCAGTCCATCAAGGGAGACCATAAATGATGCTCCGTCGCTACGCTCTCCTCGGCGCAACCGCCCTCGGCGGCTGCAGCATGCTCCAGGGCACCACCGCGGTGCAGGATGTCACCAACGACGCCAAGCTGATCCTGAACGGGCTCCAGAGCGCGCTGGGGCAGGTTGGTTCGCTGGTGCCGTCCAATGTGGCGGATACCGTGACTGGCGCCATACAGGCCGCGCAGCGCTTCCTGGGGGCCATCTCCGGCGCGACCACCGATGCGGCCAAGCCGCTGGTGCAGCAGCTCATCGGTGCGCTTCAGGCAGGCCTGCCGACGCTCCTGTCGATGGCGCTGCCCGGCCCGTTGGGGATCGTGGTCAATGCAGTGCTGACGCTGCTGCCGGCGCTGGCGCAGGAGATCGGGCTGCTCACCGCTCCGCAGGCGGTGCGGACGACGATGCCGATGACGGCGGGACAGGCTCGCGCGGTGCTGGCGACGGAGTAAT